TCAGCCGACGACGGGCGCGGCGCCGGTGGCTTGCACGGTGCCGGTGACGGTGATCTTGGCGGCGACCTGAGCGGCAAGGTCCGCAGTGTCCACGCCTCCAGCACTGATCTTGTCGACCTTCGCAGCGAGATCAGCGACAGCAGTGGCCAGGTCGGTAACCTGCTTCGCGAGCGCCTGGCGCTCCTGCTCCTCCCGCGCGAACTGGTCGCCATCGAAGTTCTGACCGGCAACGCCCTGAGACATGCTCAGGATCCGCTCGAAAATACGATCTTGCTTCCACTGCTCCAGGGCCACGAGGAGATCGCCTCCAGTGTCGGCTGCGGGGGTGAGGGTGAGGTCCGACAACGTGAAGGAGCCGACCGTCACGTCACGGTCCAGTGAGCCCGCGACACCGGGGACGTTTCCCTGATCGGTGTGCTGGTGTAGCGCGAGCCGCGGATGTGTGTAGCCGCCAGTGTCGCCGGGACTCCCGTTGTAGAGCGCCAACCACAAGTAGGTGTCACCATCAGCCCAGGCGTCCGGATGCAACAGTCCTTGCCAAAACGAGAGATTCGCGTACACCGCGATCCGTCGAACCCCTGTCGCTGCGCGCACACCAGCGATCCAGTCTCGAACGAACGCGTCGGCGGTGTCGGCGGTCCAGGTGATGCCGTCAGCTGAGGACTGTTCAACATCAAGCATGGGAAGGAAACTGCCGGGGCTCAGGACACCGAGGGCGGTCGCCCGGGTGACGAACGCGGACACGTTCGCAGCCACCGAGACGTTGGGGTCACCGAAATGGTAGCCACCCGGGGTGATCCCCGCCGCACGCGCAGCGGACACTTGTGCCGCGGCATCGGGCGAGGCGAAGTAGTCGCCTTGTGTCAGCAGGATGGACGCGAATGTGATCCCGTTGCCGCGGACCGCGGCCCAGTCGTTGACTGCGTTGTGGTTGGAGACATCGACGCCGTAGTCCATGCTCACTCCTCACGGACTCGCGGGACGCATGTGGACGGTCACGCGGGGGCTGGTCCGGCGCCAGCGACGCTTGACCAGTTCGCATTGACGTAGAGCTGGATATCTGAGTCGGTGCTGGTGTTGGTGATCGTGGAGACCGAGGCGACGATCCAACAGAACTGCGTGGTCCACGCCTCAGTGTTCGCCAACACGTTCGTCGCGAGCGCCCGGCGCAGGCGGTAGTAATCGAGGGTGATGTCTGAGGTTTCCTGCCCCACAGCGAGCGCCGCGGTGACCAGGGCTACCCGAACCTTCCTCGTGAACGTGGGATTGACCGCTAGATCGGCGGAGTCGGAAAGTGTTGCAGCCAAACGGATCTCTCCTCAGGCGATTTCATGCAGTGCGATCCAGCCGACCGGCGTGGAGGCGATGAGCACTGCTCTGCCAACGGCTGGAGTGGTGTAGCTGGCCAGGCGCGGAACCGTCATCGATCCGCCTTGGACAGTGACGGTGACTCGGGCCGGTGACGTGCTTGAGCCGGTGACGGTCCCGACCTGCCAGAGACTCGCGAGGATCTGCTGACGCATCGTCTCGATCTGCGCCGCTACCGGTGCGGGATCCATCATGACTCCGCAGGAAGTTGCTTCGACCTGGTCGTGATCTGCTGCGCTGTTCCGGGATCGAGCGCGGTCACAACCTGGTCGATGATGTGCGCTTGTGGTGCCCCGGACGTGGACACCTTGATCACGTCGCCAGGTTCGAGCGCCGGATTGGCGAGTGCGGACAAGGTCACGGACGCCTGCAAGCCTCGTGCCCGTTCAAGCAGTGCCGTCGCCGCCGTCGTCGCCTGTGCCGTCGTGGTCAACAACGAGTTGGTGTAGCGGCGTGGCTTGATCCCGAACGGGCCGCCGTAATAGGTCGGTGAGCTGGGGTCCAGGTCGGACACGATGACGTACACCGGACTCGTGCCGTCCGTCCGCATTCCGCTTGCGATCACCTGGTTGTAGACGTCGCTACGCGTCTTGCGCTCGTTCTTGCCGACCAGGACACCACGAGCGCCCGTGCTGACTTGCCACACCCCGGGGCCAGCGAGTGTCGGCTGTGGACGGACAACAAGCCGCCCGCGTTGATCAAAGTAGACCTCAGCGCCGATCGAGTCGGCGAACTTCTCACACCCGTCTGCCCACCGGTCCTGCTGGATGTCCAGCACCGGGGCGACCGTGGCGTCGCCGGTCTGGTCCAGGACTGTCACAGACGGGTACAGGTGTTGCACGAGACTCGTGATCGCTTGCACCACAGTGGTTGTGCCACCGCCGACCTGAGCCGGTGAGGTGAGCTTGTCCTCGGCCACTTTCGAGGAGCGATCCGCCAAGGTGACCTGGATCCCGCTGCCACCAAAAGGAATCGTCCTGCTCACATCAGTGACAACACCGGTAATGAGCGGGATCCACTCCGTGCCCACGCTCGGGATCGTGATCCCGTACTCAATCAACAGCTCAGAGCCGAGCGGTGACAGGACATCCGTGGGGCTCGCGGGCCAGTACGTGGGATCAGCGAACGTGACCGATGCCGTCCTACGAACCTGGCTCGTCGCGTCCGCGGTGACCGTGCCGCCGGTCAACGGGAGCCCGGTGACCACACCGAGAACCGCAGTGTAGGCCGTAGCGCGCACTGAGATGGTGTGCGAGCCTGCGAGAACCTGTTGCGCTGTCGCGGAAATAGGCCACACGTGGACCTCCTCACGCGATCAAGCTGTTGGCACCTGCCGGGGAATCCACCACTTGGAACGGGCACACCAGTGACCGGGACTGGCTCCACGCGGGACGACCTCCGGGCTCCTCCGTGACGTCCCCCAGCGCGAGCCACATTCCCTGCCCCAGACCGAAATCGGCAGGAGCACGCAACAGCACCGCCGAGCCGTCCCCGAACAGGCCGAGGAGGGTATCCCGCTCACTGAACGACGCGGCATCGAACGTCAGGGAACCACTCGGCGCGAGGCGCGTGGATGCGGAGACCACGACCGGGTTGTTGCGGCCAAGGACAGCGAAAACGCCCTGACTGATCTTCCGTGTGAGCGTGGGCGTCGCGTACGGCCTGCACGCCACTGGTGTTGACGGCGACGCCGGGTGAGTGAGCCACGCACCCCCATTACTGGCCAGCGTGATCGTGGGTGTTGACGCGTAGCCTCCGGTGAGCTGCGGCGCGTACACCGTGTAGTAACACGCGACGTCCAGCGGACATTCGCCGTCCACTGCGGTTTGTACGGGGGCAAGGATGCTGGTGGACAGTCCGGCCGTGCCGGTCCATTGTCCGCCCGTGCTGTCCCCGTCCCCGTAGGTGCCATCTGTCAGAGCCTGCACGAGCATCCACCGGTCAAGATCGACCTTGCCGGATGCGGGGAGCCCGGTCGCGGCAACCTTGAGTGTCGCGCACGTGGCCGCCCCGGTCGGTGGCGTGATCTGCACGACCTGGCGTCCGAACTGGCCGACGCTGGCGTTGATCGCGTTGGCGGACAGGTTGACCGCGGTGGGGGTGAGCGCGGCTCCAGTGGAATCGTTCCACGCCAACGTAATCGTGCACCCGGACGGCCGCGCCGAGAACTGCATGTCAACGGCAACGGTCACCTGTTGGCCGCCGGGTAGGGACTGGGGGACAGTGACCTCACACGTGCCGCTGCTGGCAATCGTCGCCCGAACTGCCTGCCCACCAACCGAATCCGTGCGGGTGATCAGTGACAGCGTCGGGGAGCCCGTGCCCGGCACGTAGCCCGCGGTGGAGACGCTGTTCGGATTCGTCGCGTAGTTCACGAGCGTGGCGGTTGATGGGGTGATCGGGTAGGCGCCACGTACAGCAGTGCGGACCCCGTCCGGCCCGGTGCGGACCACCTGCAACGCGCTCGTATACGGCCACCAGCAGACGAGCCGGACGGTTCCTGTCACAGGGTCTGGTGTGGCTTGGATGCCGCCGAGTTGCGCGACGATCGCGGGCGTTGCACCGGACCACCCGAGGTAGGACCACGGGTAGGTGCCTTGCTGTACTCCGGCGATGTAGCTAGTGGTTGCACCGGGGATCGGCGGGGGCAGCACCTGGCCCGGCACGGACGCAGGGAGCATCGGCCCGCACCACGGGCCATCAGAGTAGGGAGCCTGGCTCCACATTGCTCACCAGCCGGTAGCTTCGTAGTAGAGGCTGCACAGCCCGGGTGCGGTGTTGTTGAGCTGAACGGGCCGGGCCGTAAACCCTGTCGTGGCAAGGGTTTGACATGTGACGACACCGACGAACAAGTTCGTGTCGATGCTGCCAGCCACGGCGCCGATGATCCCGTTGGGAAAGGGCACCGAGAACGTGACGCCCACGTTGCCGCTGGATGGGGTCGCGGAGATCACGCACCCCACCCGCTTGAGGATCGTTGCCGTAGAGGGCACAGTGCCGTTGGCTTGTGTCTTGCCGACCTCAGCGGGCAGGCACATTCCCGCACTGGAGACCCATCCCGCCCCGAACGTCGCCTTCTTGAGCAACCCCGTGTCAGATTCTAGGACTTCCATCCCCACGTGCTGATCGGTCATGGCCGACACCTGGGCGGCACTGTAGTAACCGAGGGTGTCTCGGGCAGCGGTCGGGGCGCAGATCCACTGTGTACCTGACGCCCATGCCTGCGCCGTCGTATTTTCCTTGCCACGTATCACGGTCACGCTGGTGGAAGCCGAGGTGTGACCGGTGATCCACACAACCTCCCGGGTGCCAGCGGACGTGTTGAGGAGCACGATCGGCAGCACAATGGACGTGCTGTAACCGGTCCCCAGGGACGCGAAGGCGCTGCTCTGGATTGTGGTGTCTCCGAGGGCCGCGGCAACCGACAGCGTCCCGAACAGGAAATCGCCGGGCGCACGGTACAACACCATGCCTAGACTCCTAACCTCGTGACCGCTGCGCGATGGCCGTTGCCGTCGCCTGCTGCGCCTGCTGGATTTCCCCGCGCACCACGCCGAGCAACTCGCCCGAGTCGAGGTAGAGCGTGCCTGTGAACTCGCCGCCACCTGCGGCACCGGACGTGATCGCCGAGAACTGTTGCTGTGTAAAGACAGGCTCGGGGCGTCCCGTGCCGTTGAACACGGTGGAGTACCCGGGCGGGAGCCAGCCGCCGGAGTCGTAGCCGAGCGGGGGAAGGCTCGCGTTTGCTTGCTGTACGCGGGAAATGTCGCCGTAGCGGGCTTGGATGTAGTGGATACCCGCAACGACGTTGGCGACGGGGTTGAGGATGTCGTCCGGGAGAGACTTATCCCGGTACGCCTCGAATGTGGCCGGGATCGTCTGCATGAGGCCCTGTGACGGGTGCCCGGCGATGGCGTTGGAGTCCCACAGGTTGATCGCCCGCGGGTTGCCGCCACTCTCCCTCATGATCAGGGTGTGTAGTCCTGCCGACCACGAGGCGGGTACTCCGGCGATGAGGATTGCCTGCGCGATCCACTGGTCCAGGTCGGCGCTCCCGCTGCTGGCGCTGCCGCCGCTCAGCAGACCACCGAGGTTGGCGATTTGCGAAGACACGTAATCGCCGATCGCCTTGAACAGCAACGTGGGTAGCGTCGCGATCATGTCGACAAACCCGGAGTCACCGAACTTCGACTTGAACGCGTCCTTGCCGGTGAGGTACTGCGCAGCGTCACCGATCCCGGCGATACCGAGGAGACTGTCCACTATGCCGCCGGAGGCAAACCGTTGCACACCAACGGAACTGGCCCCACCGGGCCGCGAGTAAGCGGCATTCAGTGCGTGGATCGTGTCCGCGCCCAGAGCGCGCACGGCCCCCGGCACGATCACGGCTTCACCGGGTGAGAGCAACGCGGGCACGACATCGTGGCCCGGGGCGAATCCCGCGAGGACTCCACCGCCCGCAAAATGCGGGATACTGCTGGTGTCGACCTTCAACAATTGCGGCGCGTTGACCAGGACGGCAATGCGATTCCAGAAGGGGACCAGCCCCTCATTGTAGGCAAAATCAATCGCCGCCTTGATTGGCGTCCCAATAGCCTTTTCGAGGGTACCCCAGACATCTTTAATGAATTTTACCGCAGAATCAAACGCTTTGCCGACGCCGTCAATTCCCGTAGACAGGGAATCGTACACGGGCTTGATCACGTAGTCATAGGCGGCCTGGGAGTACTCGCCGTAAGCGCGCATCATCGGCCCGACAACGTTTTTCACGAGGAACGTGATCCCGTCCGCGAGCAGCTTGATCGCGGGAATCACGATGTCCACCAGCAGTGGCACTACGCTGTACTTCAAAGTTGCATCGAAGATCGTCACGAGGGACTCAAGCAACGGCTTTATGATCGGAACCAGGTCGACAATCACCGGAATCAGAGCTTCGGCCAATTCCCGCGCGACGTCCATGAGGGGCGGGAGAATCTGAGCGAAACTCTCACCCACCATCTTGATCAACGGAACAAAAAGCGGAATCAGACTCAGGAACGGTGGCAGGATTTCCTTAATCAGCGAGCCGAGCAGCTGCAACCAGGGCTTGAGTCCCTCATTGACGAAAATGCGGAAAACGTCGAGCAGTGGTCCCTCGATCAGTGGCGCTACAGCCTGAATCGCCTGCGTGAGGACATCTCCCAGAACGCCCGCGAGATCGCCAAGGGGACCCGCGCAGGCGTCCAGCGCCCTCGCCAGCGCCGTCCCTACCACGCCAACGAGCTGCACCAAGGGGGGCAGCAGCTTCTCGACCACAGGGGCGAGAACCCTCAGCAAAGACAGACCAAGCTCGGCTAGCGGCGGCAGGATTCCGAGCACCGCGTTACCGATCGACTCGAACAGCGGCCAGACGACGGCAACGGACCGGGTGACGTAGTCAACGAACTGGCCGAGCGCGGGCGACTGCGTCCACGCCAGAAACCTTTGCGAAACCTGCAAAATAGCTTGAGCGAAAGCGTTTGCCAGCGGGAGAAGCGCGACGAAGACGTTCGCGGCTCCCATCGCGAAGTTCCCAAAAACCTCGGCCATGATCTTGAGCGCGGGAACGATCGCCGAGCCAATCGTCTTGACGAAACCAGTCCAAAATGGACTGGCGAGCGCCTCGCCGAGCTGGCGCACGAGGTCACCGACCACAGCGGCGATCTGCGACACCACGTCCCGGATCACCGGTACCACAGGCAAAAACGCTTGGATCCCAGCCTGGATGCCCGGTAGGAGCGCGGTCTGCGCGGCCTGGCCGATGGAGTCAAACAACGGCTTGACTTCGCGCAGGAAGAGGACGAACGACTGCCCTGCCGGTGTCAGCTTCGCCATCGCCTGCGACACCTTGTCGACGGCGGCGGCGTCGGCGTTCTGCGCGTTGGCAACCGCTTCCTGTGCCGAGAGAATCGAGTCGGCGGCCTGACGTGCCGCCGCCGCCTGCGCCCGGTAGGCATCCGTGACGGCCCGCGCGGCGTTCGCGACGCCCTGTTGAGCGTTGCTCACCTGCTCGTTAGACCGCAGTACCGCATCCTGAGCGGACACCACCCCGGGTGAGCCTTCGACGCCCTGCTGTTGGGCCGTCACGAGATCCTCGCCTGCACGGGACTTCTGAATCGCGCTGCGTTGCGCGGCGAGCTGCGCCTGATCGAGGGCGAGCTGTGCCTGATCGAGCTGCCCCGGCGCCGCCGACGGGTTCGCACGGACCGCGGCAAGGGTCTGCTGCGCCTGTGCTAGCTGCAACGTCGCCGACCGCTGGTCTAGGTCCGCCTGAATAGAAGCGAGCTGAAGGTCCTGGAGATTGCGCGCCGCGGCCTGGCGGGCGGTGGTGAGATCCTGCTGTGCACGCAGTGCCTGGCGCTGGGCGTCGGCAAGGGACTGCTCGGCGCTGCGCTGCTGCTGCAACGCGGTGTCGACGCGTTCGGCGGCGCTAATGGCCTGGTCCGCTGCGGATGCCCGAGCCTGGGCAAGGGACCGCTCGGCACTGGCAACCTGCTGGGCGTTCTTGGACGCGTTGGAGCTTGATGCTGTGTCGGCCTGGTCGAACGCGGTCAGGGCATCCGAGATGCCGTCTAGGCCGAGCTTGAGCACGGCGACACCGGCCACAGCGGACACGGCGGCGGTGCCGACTCCCGCGATAGCGGGCACCAGGGCGGCGCTGATCGGGAGTGCGGTCGGCGCGAGGGCGAGCAGGCCACCTCGCAGTAGGCTGATTCCCTCTGTGGCCTGCGCGGCGGTGCCCTGGTCGCTGACGTCGATCTCGGCTGAGCGCCCGTTGAGCTTGTCGACTTCCTCCTTGACGAGCGCGAGTTGCGCCATCGCCGCGGCGGTGTCGGCGCGCACTTGGACGCTGGGGTGCTGTGCGTTGATGTCAGCGAGCGCGACCCGCAACTGTTCCAGTTCTGCGAGCGCGGTTCCTTCATCGACGTCCACACCGACGCGCTTGCTCGACAGAGCGTCCAGGCGCTGCCGAATCCCAGCGATGGCGACTTCTGCTTGGCTGGAGTTCGCGTGAATCTCGATGTCTGGCAACGCGTTGATCGCGGCTGTGATCCGTGTCCGCACGGCCTCAGCCCACGCCCCGGCCGACCGTTCGCCAGCTGGCGCCGAAATCGGTTCCAGAGCCTTGACGATGTCGTCGTGGAGACCGTCCAGTGTGGACATCGCGGCTGCGGTGTCGATCTGCACCGAAACGCGGTTGTCGGCCTGCGCAACGGCCTTGAGTTCGGCCTGAAGTGCACTGATCTTCGCGAGGGCCGACGCCTCCTCAATGTCGATCCCAACCCGCTGCTGGGAAAGGTCTTCCAGTGCCGCGCGCACCTCGGCGACCTTCCGGTCAGCGTCGGAGGATTCCGCAGTGATGTCGACCTTGGGCAGGGATCGCAACGCGGCGGACACCCTGGCCTTGAACGCATCGGCAAACGCGCCCCCCGCCTGCGCGCCCTCCCGCTGCGTCTTCTGCTTGGCAGCCGGGTCAAGTTCCGGCTTGATGGGCACCAGCACCTCGGCGCGGATCCCCTTGAGCTCAGAATCGATCTTGTTCTGAAATCCCTTGAGACTCGGGATAACGCTGATATACGCGGTACCGGCCTCGTACGCCACGGCACCTCCCCGCAGGGGCTATCCGGGGTGGTCGTGGCCGCGGAGCATCGTGACCCGCGCGAGGTGCCTGCTACGGGCCGAGCGTGCCGCCAGACGATCGCGTGCGGTCACAGGACGCGGCATCGTAGGAGTGTTGGTGCCGGTGGAGTGCGCCGAGATCAGGACATCAATCACCGTGTCCAAACGGGACACAACCGGGTCATACCCCGCCATCGTCATGTGTGCCCGGACTGGCTCCAGCCCAGTAGTCAGGCGCGCGTACTCCTCGTCATCGGCAAGGGCCGCCTTGTACTCGCTGTGTGCGGGCAACCGCGCGAGGAACCGCAGCAACTGCGCCCACGGACGACACCCGCGGAAGTACTCCCGGAGATCGACGCCGAGGAACCGTTGCAGGTCATACTCGATCGCCCCACCGAACTGGTTGATCAGCTCGGCGAGGCGGAGGCTTCCCCCGGATCCTCGCTCAGCCCGAGCCCTGCCGTGACGTCCCTCAGGAACGCTTGCACGGCACCGATCGGCGCGGCGGCGAACAACTCACGCAGCCGTGCGGCGTTGTCCTCTCCGCACAGGTGTGTGAGTTGTGCATCCACGTCACCGGACGCACGCGCCGCGTTCAACGCGAGGATCGCGCCATAGGACGGCTGATGGATCGTGAGGACCGTACCGTCACTGAGCGGCAACTCGACCGGCGCCACCGCGGCCTCAGCCACGTAGGCGTCCCACGCCTTGAGCTGCTTGGACATTCTGCTCCCTGGGTGATCTCGGGTGGTCGTGGGGTGTGGGGCGGCGGTGACCACCCAGTGCCGCCGCCCCACGTCTAGGGGGTGATCCGCGCCGATCAGGAGAAACCCATCTCGGTAGCGCGCGAGATCCACCCGGGGCCGCCGAAGAACGAGCGCATCGCATACCCGGCGGTGTTGTCGGTGAACGCAGTCATGGTGATTTCACTCGCGGCGACGTTATCCGGGGACCAGACCTCGTCGCCGATGTCGGTCACCGTCACTCGTGGACAGAGTCGCGCAATGTAGATCGCGTCAGAACCGCTGCCGTCCTGGAAGATTCCGAGTGCGCGCCAGTAGATCAGTGCGGGTCGCTGCGGCGAGGTGACTTGAAGTTCCTTGGTGCTGGAGTCCAGGGTCATGCTCGCCGGATCCACACCCAACTTGAGAGCCAACGAAGTCTTGTTCGTCTCCTGGCTGAGGAACTTCAGGGTCCTGTCCACACGGACGATGTCCCGCCGGGTCGGCTCCACCGCGCCCCACGAGTCCACATCAGACGTCGTGACCTTGGATCCCCAGCTAGCGCCAGTCTTCTGGTCACACCAGCCCACATCGACCCAGTTGCTCGTCAGGGCGTTCAGGGCTCCGCTGGCGCTGGTGAGCGCGGTCGGCAACGGCTCGGTAGCAGGCGCAAAGAAGACACTGCCTTCCAGTGCCTTGCGGATCAGGTCGGTGTGGCGGTTGGCGAGTGCCTCATAGTTTGCGACGGTCGGCACAGCTCCTCCTCAAGGGGGCCAACGGAAAGTGGCCCCGAGGCGGGACCAGATGAGCGGTGGTCAAACGCGCGGGCGGCGGAACGCCAGCACAAAAGTTGCGGCGATGCGGCGTAGATTCGGGTTATCCCACGGCAAAAGTTGGGGCGGCGTCGCGGTGGTTGCGTTGTCGCACAGGGCACCCGCGACGACAGTGCACCGCGCGGCGAGGATCGTCTGACGGCACTGCTCAGCCATCGCCCACGCCGCCGCGGTGTCACCGTCCTGAGCCACGGGGTAGAAGACGCAGACCTCGATCCGCGGATAGTCGGTCACGCGGTCGTCGCTGCCGCCCACGCGCTGCACGCGGATGAGTGGGGTGGAGATGTCCGCAGGGGTCGCGGTGACGGTGGGTGCGATACCGGCGAGCATCGCCATCACCACGGCTTCAGCGTCGGGGTACGGAGGGAGCTGCTGCACGACTCACCCCGCCTCCTCGATACCCATCAGCATGTCGGCCGTGAGAGACAGGGTGTGGTGTCCGCGTTGAACCTCCAGTGCCGCGGCGTATACGACGTCAGCGACGATGTCCACCTGGACCCTGTCACGGTTGCGCCCGCCGAGCCCGGCCTGTACGACACGGATCGAGTCCCGGTAGGCGCCCGGGTGCCGGTCGTCCGGTGGCGTACCCACCGGGGCGATAGCACGGGCGTATTCGACTCCAGCCTCTGCGGCTTCGGTGCACAGTGCGCGTGCCTCGTCGCCGACGAGCCAGCCTCGCAGCCCCGTAAAGTTGGGCAGGTACGGGATTGCGGCCATCAGCCCGTCACCCGTGTCACGGCGATCTCCAGCCCTGGGTGCCAGCCGGTCAGCGGCGTCCACCAGTCGCCCGGCTCCCCAGCGATCTCCCACACAGTGCCATCGACGCGCACAATCCGATCCGTGGGCCGGATGTCTGCGCCTGCTGGGGCGTACAGGGTCAGACCGGTGATGACGGTGTCGCGCCGGTCGACGTCCTCGGTGGCGGTGCGGGGCGCGAACCCACAGCCCTCAACGGTGTGCGTGGTGAACGGGAGGGGATCACCGCGGGGGCTCATGGCCGAGGGGCTGGACGGTCGCCGCACAGTGACCGTTTCGCCGTGGGGCAGCCTCACCGCAACTCCACACTGACCGCCTGCCGCCGGTACGGGGCGAGCATGGCCTGTTCGCTTGTGGACAGGGCCAGGATCCCGTCTTGCGCCACACTGGACAGCCGGTAGCCGAAGGGGCCGACGGTCTGCGACGCGATACCGCCGGGGCCGGGGAGGTCGAGGGATCGCAGAACCATGGAACACGTGACGGCCTTGACGATGTCCGGGATCGTGTCCCACCCGTGGGTGTAGGTGACCTGGAGGAGCGGTGTGGCGAACTGGAACAGGTCCAGGGTGTCCTCCGGCAAATTGATCACGGTACCCATCTGCCCGAGCCACAGCTCTTGTCCGCCGTCCCACAGCCACGCGGCCAGCGGGATCGGAAGCAAGTTGTTGGCCTGCAACGGATCCACAACGGCGACACTGTCCACTGAGATGACTGGATGCTGAGGCAGGACGGCCTTGTCGCCGATGGGCCGGATCCGCTCAGTCGTCTGCGCTCGGGTGAACGCCTGCCGGGTGTGCTGGCGGATGACTGCGGACGCGTCGCCGAGCAGCACCTGCACGCGCTCCTGATCCCCCGGGGACAGCGCCACCGGGTACCGGGCTTGGACGTCAGTCAGCGACGCGAGCGGATCCACCGAGCACCTCCGCTGTCCGAACCCAATGGGCCAGTTGTGTGCACGGGTCCAGCTCGGTGGCGCGCGCGAGGGCACGGCGCGATGCCGCGGACCACCCGCGTGGAGTCAGCAGCCGCGCCAGGTGCGTCTCCCACGCGTCGATGTCGTCCCGGTCAGCGAAGGTGCCGCTGTCCCCGAGGGACTCCCGGAGACCGGCAGTGGGGTGCGCGATCGTAGGGATACCGGAGCACGCGGCCTCGATCCCCACACGGCCCCAGCTCTCGTAGACGCTGGGCATCAGCAACACCTTGGTCCGGGCGTACACGCGGTCACGCATCTCGTTGCCCGGCACGTGATCGAGGAACTCGACGTTCGGCAGGTCGAGACGATGCTGTGTGCCGTAGGCGCCTGCTACACCAAGGAACTGCCTGTCTGGAAACCGCTTCGCGAGGGCATAGAAGATATCCGCGCCCTTGTCGAGACACAGGTTGATCAGGGTCACGCGGCTGCCGGGCTTCGTCGCGTACTCCTCGGCGCGCACCGGAGGGTGAACGGTGAGCATCGGCGGCATCGGCGTGGCTCCGTGCTCGTAGAGCCACCAGGCGGTGAAGTCTTCCGCCATCCACTCGGAGTTCACCACGACGAGCGCGGGCTGACGTGCCAACGCCCACTTGGTGTCGTCAAATGTGTTGTGGGCCAGGTGGACAACGGGGACGCCGTACTGTGCGCCGAGGATGCTCGCGCGCTCCGTGTTCTCCAGGTGCGTCACGACAAGGTGAGGACGGCGCGCCGGATCAGCGAACCAGGCGAACGGGTCTCCGTTGTCCTGGTGTGGAAACACTCGAACCCCTTGGTGTGTATAGGGGTCTGTGATCTGGTGGTGGTCGCGAGACAGGAGGACGTCGACCTCGTGCCCGGAGTCGACCAGTGCGCGCAGCAGCGCGTGAGTCATCATCTCCGCACCCGCGTTGTGGTGCGGCGTGTAGAGGTGAAGCATCGCCAGGACGCGCACAACTGACCTCCTGTCGATAGGGGTGCGGGGGCCGGGGAGCGGACACGGCCCCCGCAGGTCATCAGCTAGCGGATCCGGCGGACTGGAGCACGTAGAACGGGTACCGGGCCGTGCTGGTCGGCTGGAGCGTGGTGACCGGGTTCGCCGTAGCGAACGCGATCCTCATCGTCACGCGCATGGCCTGCGCGTCCTGCTGCATCAGGTTCAGGACGACCTTGCCGGAATCATCGGAAATGACTCCCTCAGTGAACATTTTGAAACTGATGTCGGCGCGCATTCCGACGAGGGCGTCATCCCAGTCACCGGCGATCAACTGGGCCTTTGTCGCGTCCCATGCCCCGTTATCGACCTCGCCCAGCGCGTAGCCGTACAGGGTTCCGCCCGGCGTGCCCTGCAAGTTGGGGACGTAGATCGGGGTGTTCTGCGAGTTGCGCAGCGAGGTCAGGCGCCAGTTGAACCCGGGACGGCTCGCGAACCCGTCGATAGAGAAACCTTGCCGGGCAAGCTTTTCACCGAGGAAAGCCACGTCCTGGGCGATGTCGACACCGTTGCCCATCACCTGCACGTTGCCCGCAGCGACAGCCGCAGAGTAGATGTCGGTGGACCACGTCGAAGGCCGGTTGACACCGAACAGCCCGGCGCCGTCGATGAGTGCGCCAATGGCCTCGGTCATGCGGGGCCGGACCTCGTCCCAGATCGGGACCTGCGCGTCATCCAGGTACGCCTCAGGAATCGGGACGATGCACGCGATTTCCTCAGCTACGAGGGTGACACCCTTCCACTTCTGCTGGCTGGTCTGCTTGAGCCCGGTGTCACCGGACACGAAGTACGCGACCGGCAGGACATCGAGCACCGGCAAGCGGTTCGTCTTGGTGCTCATCGGAACGGACTTCGCGCGCTGCAACAGCACACTCTGAGTCGGCAGTTCCTGGATGATCTGCGCCGACACCGGCTCAGGTACGAGCGGATCCGATCCCGAACCGCCGCCGTACGTGCCAGTGCGGAAAACACCCTGATTGTAGGTAGCCACGTTGTGCTCCTTCGTGTTGCTCAGGCAGCAGGGGCCGGAGTGGCTACGTCACGGCTGCTGCGTATCAGGCGCGTCCGGCCATGCGCCGGATCCACGCGTTCGGGTCGTCGGCCGCCTGCACCTGGGCGCCGCGCGCCCCCTGGCGGAGGTCAGCGGGAGGCTTGGGCTCGGACGCCTTGAGGTGCTTTGCGAGCCGCTTTGCCTGCTCTAGAGCGGAATCCGGCTCAACCTCGGTCAGGTACTCGGCCATCTCAGGCGGCAGACCGGCGGCAACCACCGCGTTCGTGCGGGTCTCTCGCGTCTTGTACGTGGCGAGTTCAACCTGCACGGCGGCCAGCCGATCGTTGAGCTTCTGCTCGGCGGTCTTCTGCTGTTCCTTGATCGAGGCGAGCTCCTGCGCCGCGGCTGCGTTCGCCTTAGCTGTCGCCTCGTGGCGGCGAGATAGCGTCTTCCACTTCTCCGCCTCCGCCTTGTAGTCCGGGGCCGTGTCGGTTCCGGTGGGCTCGGGCTGCTTGCCCTGTCCGTCCTCGGTGGGGTCGGCGGGCACCTGCGGCGCGGTGCTGTCCTCGTTCTGTTCGGCCATGGTGTTTGCTCCCGTGTCGGGATGGCGTCCCATGTCGGGGCGCAGTGGGTGGGTAGTGAGTTCCGGACACCGTGTCGGCGGCCGGTAGCAGATCAGGGAATGTCGCTGGGGCCGGTGAAGTGCTGGCCCCTCACGGCGATCACAGGTCCAATCTCGCCGTGCTCGTGTGAGATCAGCACATCCTTGTACAGCAACGGTTCCCCGTCGCTGCGCAACTCGTCGCCGATCTCCCGTGCGCCCCAATTGACGGTCCCGAACCGTTCGCGAATCGCCGCGTGCGCTCCGGCGAGGGACTCGGCGTCGATGATCTGACCAGGGTCCTCTGTCCCGTGGATCGGCTCAACCTCGCAGTCACAGCCCGGGTGGATGTCCATCAGTTGGCCTTTGTGGTACCGCTGGGTTGAGGCGACGATGCACAGTCCGCAACTCGCCGTGCCGACGAGCACCCGCCGATACGCGGTGACACCGTCCATTTCAGACACTGTGGCCCGTGACGCGTGGGTCTTCGCAAGTTGCACGTCGGTCGCAGCGATCACCTGGAGACGCCGTCCCCCTGCCTGTGCGGCGGCATCAAGTGACCTCCCCTGCGACAGGGCAGTTCGGACCTGGACGAACGGTCGCGTGTAGACGGTGACGGGATCGGCGTTCCGTACCGCCGAGCCCGTGAAGGCGTCCGGTGGGTTGCTGGGGATCCGGAGCGGGGCACCGGTCCGTGCGGCGTCCAGCCGTGTCAGGTGTGCCTGCGCGAGTGTCGCGGTTGCACGCTGCGCCCCGGTGACCATCGGGAGTACCGTCCGGACGAACGCGGCGGCGTCGGCGTCTCGGTAGGCGGTGAGCGAGGCCCACAGGTGCGCGAGCCACGCCAGCAGTCGGGCACGTATCGCCGCCTGTGACGCGATGTACTGGGCGGCAATGGCTTCCGTGTAGTCCGGTGTGGACACTGCTCACTGTCCCGAGGGGAGCGCCGGGGGTGACGTCTTCGGTTTCCCACCTGGACGCCCCGCGCCCGGGATCGATGCCGGAGTGGCGCCGGAATCGACCGGGCCGCCCTTCGGGGCGAACGCCACACCGCGGCTTCCCAGCTCGCCACCCTCCGCGACCGACAGTGACGCGAGAGAGGAGGACAGGAGGGCGTCGTGGGCGCGCTCGGTTTCCATCCGGTCAATCTCGGTGGGCGTCTTGCCGAGCATCTCCATCCGGGTGCGCCAGGGGACACCGGCCGTCATCAGTTGCACGCTCGCTGAGGCCAGCTCGGTCAACGTCCGGAACTGAGGATCACGCCAGATCACTTCGGCGTCGTCGGGAACCTCGCGCCCCTGGACCTTCCCCGCGAGCCGGTAGACCGCTTCCCAGGACTCGCCGAACTCCTGTTCACGCTCCTGCACCTTGCTGACGAGCCCGGTTTCTGCCGCTGCCAACGCATCCCCGGACACATTGACCATTGCCCCGATGAGGTAGTGCGGTGGGGTCCTCGTGATCGCGGCAAGGTGAGTCACGTCAGACTCAATCGCCTTGATCAACGGTGTGAGGTCGGTCGCGTTGAACTCACCGAACGCCGCGTTTTCGCTGGGCACGGCCCACAACAGATCGGCCCCCGGATCGAATACCGACTGAACGTTGCCGTTCTCGTCCTCCAGATCAACGCCCTTGGCCCAGCGTTGCCGGTACGCCTGCATCGCGGAGATCACGAGACGATCAAGAACCACGGTGTTGATCCGGTCCTGGATGTCCGTGACGTCTTCGAACTCGCCGAGCGCACGGCCGTAGAGGTCAGGCCGACACAGGAACGGCACGACAGGGACTTCCCCGAAAGGGTTGTCCGCGGTGCCGTCTGGCGCGTAATCGGGCGTGTCCGTCATCCACTTTTGCGGCTGCCACGGGCGCTGATCGTGCGTCATCGCCTGCGTAGACCGGTAGTAGTGGATCGAGTCCGGCAGGGAGACGACCGCGAGGTCCCGTTGTTCCACGTCATCGCGCCAGACCTTGAGTGCTGCTCGCACCTTGTAGCGGTCGGTCGGGTCCGATTCGTGGATCACGTACCGGGGATCCTCACCTGTCACCAGCGGCATGGGCTCCTGGTCGGCGGCGGTGCGCGGTTGCGGCCACACGATGACGTAAGCCCGGGACATCACTACCGCGGCGCGGTGCACGAGCCCCGAGTTGGCGTCCATCCTGTTGTGTTGCCACCAGCGCCACGCGTCCTGGTCGGTCTGGTCCGCGACCGCGGCGGCATTCGACGCTCCGATCAACCGACTACCCGAGGAACTGCCGGAACGGAACCCCAGAACCTTGATGCGTTCGAGGATCGTTTCCGCGACGAGCCCCGCGTAGTTGCTGCGCGCCTGGCGCTGGAGTCGCTTGTATGCCTCCCGCATTTTGCGGTTGCCGTACGGCAGAGGGTGATCGCCCACCCAGTACGAGTGCAGCGTGTCCAGGCGGGGGCGGTCCTCGGCGAGCGCGCGCCCCAGGCGCAGGAGCCACCAGTCCGGGGAGCCGGGGGTTGTGGCGTCGGCGAGCACGGTACCCCCAGACTTCAGAAACGGTAGAGCCTCTTCGAGCGTGTTCGGGTGTCGGTTGCTCCGGTCGCCACCGCGTCAGCACGCGCTTCGTAGGCGAGCACCGCGGCCATCACGGCATCGATTTTCCTTGCGCTGCTGGGGTTTTCCTTCGCGATGGTGACGCCCGTGCGTCCGACGCGGCGTCGAGCGTTCAGCGCGTGCCGAGTCAACACGTGCCCGCCATCGTGAGAAAGTCGTTGCTCCACAACAGCATCGTGAAAACGTGCGAGAGACTCCACCATGAGGCGCGGGCGGTTCGTCCACCACTCCAGGGGCCTGCCCGGTGTGGCGCGTACCGTGACACGGTCAGCGAACTCACGGGACCATCGGTCTAGGTAGTCCTGCCAGTGTGCGGGGTCGGCGTACATCCCAAGCACCGAGTAGCACTCGAACGCGGCGAACACCGCTGCGTCAACGGCTTCACGGTCGACTTGCCAGCCCTCCGCGGCGGGTCCTTCCGGCCGTTCCCAGCACCCCAACAGGGTCAGGTGTCCATCGGAGACGCGGCACGCAACCAGGGCGGTGGAGTCATCGCGGACACTGCCGTCGAATCCTAGGGTGACCTGATCACCCGGTAGCAGTGGCTTGTGTGAGGTGCAGGCGTTCCACTCGTGAGGGGCAAGCCACGCGTCTTCACTGGCGGTCAGTTGGTTGAGGTAGTAGCGGCGGCTCATGCTCGGCGGTGTCGCCGGGTCGTAGATTTCCTCAATCAGCCGGTCGACGTCGAGCCAGTGGGAGTCACCTCGGGCCGCGATCAGCCCAGCACGCAACGAATCCCGATCCGCCAAGATCGTGTCGGCAGGTGCTTCCAAGGAGTCATACAGAAACCCGGTCGCGCGTGACTGTCCACTCTGGATTGCCTGCCACGCGTCCCAGTCCTGTTCGGCAACACTGCCCTCTCCAGGGTCATGGGCGTTGGTGATCGCCAAGCTACGGGCTGAACCGTCACGTGACTTGGCCAGGTTGCGGGCGATGGCCCGCGCCATCTCGATACCTTCGTTGTTGTGCAACCAGTGATGCGACTCGTTGATAATGATGTAGCTCGGACGACCGCCTTCGAGTGCGCGGGGCGAGGAGGTCACGGCCTCGATGCGGCCCCCGCCTCGTGAGTAGATGATCGTTTTCCCGAGGTCGATGCCGTATTCGTCTACCGCCTCGTCCGACAGCATCCCCGGCATGAGCGTCATCGTGTTGCGGGTCTGGTCCATCGACACGGCGGCCACCTGCACCCACGGCGCGGGATGCGGTACAGCTACAGGGTTCCCGGCTGAGTCCCACCCGCCGAACCTGCACGGCCCCACAAACTCCGTGCACGCCAAGGCCGCGGCCAATGGGTCTTTCCCCCAGCCCTTCATCCTCCTCAGCACAGCCCGCCGGTACACGAACCGACCGAACTCATCGATCGCATACCACCAGCAGACGAACCGCAGTTGTTCGGCCGTCATCCGCCACGGGTCGCCGGAGTTGGGACCGTCAGGTTGGCGGAGGTAGGTCAGTTGCCATTGCAGGATCGGCTCGGCGAGGGTGCGATCCCATGGCGGGTAGCCGTCTGGGCCGATGCGGACTGGTTGCGCTGTCGGTGGATCGAGCAGGGCAGGCACACAGCCTCACCCCCTCGCCCAGGTCTACCGGTGCCGGTCGTGTTCGGTGTGGACGGTGCGCACCTCGGGGCTTGCCACATCCCACTGGCCGGTGATCGCCTGCGTGGTCGTCACTGTGGTGGGCTGCTCGACCCCCCGCAGGGAGATGCAGCCGTGAGCGGCGCTGATGAGCACCGCGGCCCCGATGGGGTTGAGGACATCCTGAATCGTGCTGGCGACCTGGAAGCCGAGGCGCTCCTGCACCTGCAAGCGGGCGGCGAAGTCAGCGAACACGCGCGCCAGCTTGGACAGTCCGACGATCCGGGCGCCATGGGTGCGCCGCGGCTGGTAGGCGACGGTAGCGGTACCGGTGATCGGCAGCAGGTGGTGGGCGCAGGTTGAGCGGAATCGGATCCCGGACAGGATCACCACGCCCGGATCAGAGGGGGCAGGGAACGTCACCGCCAGGTGCCGCGCGGGGTCGACCCCGTACCCGGTGAGCGCATCGGCCCACGCTCGCGCGACTCGTTCCGGGGTCCGGGCGCTGTGCTCGCCCTCGTCCACCTCCAGGGCGGTCAGGAGATCAGCGACAGCAGCGGCGGCCTTGTCAACGTCCATCAGTGCCCCCTCGCATCGCCCCATGCGAGGACGTGTAGTCGGTGTGTGGCGTTGATCCCGTGCCGTGCGGCGGCGTCGGCGATCACCGGCCACCGGGATGCCAGGGTGGTCTGATCGCGTCCCTCAGGCATGACCCACACGCGGGCAGGCGGGCACCCCAAAGACTCGGCGAGCGTGACCGCCTGGCGGACATCGTCAGCCCCGTGACACACCACCTTCAGGTGCACGGTGTCGGTGATGATCTCGCGCCAGGCGGGCGGCATCGCCGGATCCTGATGGCCGCGGTGCCCACCGGCGTTCGGGAGCTTCGGGGACACCACAATGCACGACGCCGCGGCGAGGGTCACAGAGTTGGGGACGAGCGTCCCGTTGGTCTCGATGTGCACGGGCCGCGCCGCGGCCAGCTCACGCAGCAGCTCCGCCCACGGAGGCCGGTCCTGCTGCAACAGCGGCTCGCCCCCGGTAACCACGACGATGCCCCCAGGCGTCACCGCAAGGGCCTGCTCCGCGAGGTCCCGCGGCGTGACGTGTCGGGTAGTTGCGCGCAGGTCATACCGGGTCGCGTCCCACGTGTACGGGGTATCGCACCAGCCACACGACAGGTTGCACCCGGACAGCCGGATGAACGTGGCCAGCGTGCCCGCCGCGGGTCCCTCACCCTGGACAGTCGGCCCGAACACCTCAGCAACCGGCAGCGTGGCGCCGTCGCTCACGGTGCTGTCCACGCAGCCCGGTTCACAGCGGTTTCCCGAACCACCACAGAACTCACGAACGAGCCCGGTGCACGGACGATGTCGGCGAGCTGCTCTGCGGCCACCTCAGCGAGCATCGCGGCCACGTTTTCCACCGTTGGCCACCCGGTGACCTCGTAGAGCTTCGTCCCGTGCTGGCGCAGGACCCCCACCAGCGGATCATCAGGCCCGAGCATGACACCGTGGTCCAGGTGATCATCAATCCACCGTCGCAGGGCCGACTTGAACGGACCGAACTCCACGACCATGCCCGCAGCCAGGCGAGGCGCGGTGACGGTGACCTCGGCCCACCACGAATGCCCATGAAGCGACTCACACTTGCCTGGCAGGTGCGGGAGCCGGTGAGCGGTCTCGAAACTGTGGGCGACGCTGATGCAGTGGCTCACCGGCGGGCCGCCGCGGTGGACTCGACCAGGGGCGGCGGAGTCAGGTACTCGGTGGGGTCGGGGACCCCTGCCAGCGTGAACGCCTCGGCTCGTTCCACGCAGGTGCCGCACGTGCCACAGTGGACGGTGCCGCCCTTGTAGCACGACCACGACGCGTGCAACGGGGCGTCGATGTCCCGCGCGTACTGGGCGATCCGGTCCTTGGTCCACGTCAAGAACGGCGCCTCGACATCCGGGATCGGGAGCCCAGCGAGTGCCACGCGGACACAGTCGCGGAGCGCGTCCAGGAATTCGGGGCGACAGTCCGGGTAGATGGTGTGATCTCCGGCGTGGATCCCGAGGGCCACCACCTCAGCGCCGCGGGCTGCTGCGGCCCCTACGGCGATGTTCGCGAGGATCGCGTTGCGGTTGGGGACCACGGTGGCCCGCATCGTCTCGTCCTCGTAGTGCCCATCGGGGACGGTGACGCTGGGGTCGGTGAGCGCGGACCCGGCGAGCAGTGGGCCCAGGTGCCGGAGGTCGATCACGTGGTGTTCGTCGGCGCCGAGGAGCCCGGCGACCTGGCGGGCGGCGTCGAGTTCCCGGCGGTGGCGCTGGCCGTAGTCGACGGACAGCAGCACGAGGCGGTGTGTGCGCGCGTAGTGGGCGGCAAGCGTGGTGGAGTCCATGCCGCCGGAGAACGCGAGCACCGCGGTAGGGGTGGTCATGAGGTGGTCTCCTTGGCGCACAAAAACTAGTCGTTGGTGATGCTTCGAGCTAGCGCAATAACCCGTCGGGGGTCACCTTCAGCGAGATACAGAACAGTTCCTGTCGCAGTCCATCCGGACGGGGCAGGCACCTTGTGGACGCTGGCCAACCATTCGCCCATGCGAGTAAGGGCGAGTGCGGGAATTCTTAACATCTGTTGCTGTTCAACGGCATACTGTGCCGGTGCTCGTTGCGAGGACACCGCGAATCCCGGGCGGCCGACAGAGTCCGGGTTCAAGCCATGTGCTGTTATCAATTGTGCGTGGCGATGCGCCTCGGCGGGAACACCCGCATGAACCGTAACTAGATTGCTCCGTACCCGATCCCAAAAAACCAATCTCCCGTACCTGGATCCCGCGGCGCATGTAGACGAGTCGACCGAGTAAAAAGGCAATCGCCGAAGCATTTCAACCCGAGTGAGGCCAAAGCCGTGAAACCGCGTGCCGCATTCCCTGCCAATCTGGAAACATCGGATCAACCATCGCATTACCTCAGGTACGCGAAAGCGATACGGCACCATGCCGCCTAGTGCAACGTACGGGTACTGCACACACAGTTGCTCAAGCCTCTCCCACGGGCCTCCCGTGTGGAACACGGGTAGAACACGAAGCCCCATCCCCTCAAGCCTGCTGGTGTTTCGTTCTGTCGCTGCCGGATCGCCGATCACGTCCAATGTGGACGCTGTTGTGATCAACCCTTGCCAGTTGCGCAGCCAGCCCGCGTAGTCGGCAAGGTCGATCCGCGCTCCCACCGTGTGCGCGGAGTACGCCCCAGAATCGGCGAATACCTCACACCGCCCCCGATACGCGGTGATGATCTTTGTTATATCGGTGTTGCGGTGAGAGTAGTAGGAAAGCAGCAGTCGCAGCGTCACGACTCGGCGCGCATCCGCTGGATCAGGTGCTGGAATCGCGCGCTGTCGTCATTCGGATCCGAGCAACCCTCGGTGAGCGCATAGAAGTCGTCCCGCACAGGGGGCGGGACCTTGAACCGCAGGACCGGCCACAGGTCACCCTCAGCCGGTTCACCGTACTGTGCGGCGAGTTCATCCAACCCAGGCGGCAGGGCGACGAGGGCTTCAATGTCCGCGGCGGTGTAACCGGTCCCAGTGGGATCGTCCAGTCCGCGCAGCAGATCAGCCAACGCGGCAGTGTCGTAGGACGCCACATCGTTGGATCGGTTGTCCACCAACAGAATCCGCAGCGCCTGCGCGTCGTCCACATCCACCCACGTCACCGGCACGTGCGTCATGCCCTGTGCCCGCGCGGCGAGGAGCCGGTGATTCCCCGCCAGCACGTGACGCGTGGAGCGTTGCGCTACTAGTGCGCCATAGAAGCCGTTGTGGTGCAACGAATCGCTGATGAGTTCAACGTTGCCACTACGAGGATTGTTCGGATGCGTGACGAGATCCTCGACGGGCACGAGTTCGTAGCCCTGATTCAGGAGCACGCGGCACCTCCTGACCCGTTGAAGTCGTATGCGCCGCGGCACACAGTGGCTGGTCTGTGGTGATAGCTCGGGCTGCGTCAACAAGGTGGCTCGCAACCGCGTCAGCGAGGTACAAGACAGTGCCCGCCTCAGTCCACCCGTTCGGAGCGGGCACACGGTGACGGGCCTGCAAACACTCGCCAAGCCTGCTGTACGCGAGGGCCGGTACACCGCGCATCTGTGCAATTTCGGCGGCAAATTCGGCCGGTGTACGCCGCGAGAGCACAGCAAAACCCGGACGGCCAACGACTACAGGGTTCGCCCCGTGCGCACTGATCAGCTTTGAGTGCCGACGTGCTTCGGAAGGCACACCAGTCCGAACCTGAACAATGCGCGCACGGGAATTGTCCCACAAATTGAGGGATCCGTACCTCGCCCCCGCTGCCCACGAAGACGAGTCAACGGAGTAGAACGGCAACGCGCGCAGTGATTCGACGCGCGTCAACCCGAAACCGTGGAACACGGTCCCGTGATCCTGCGCCGTGCGGAAGCATCGGATCAACCATCGCATTACTTCGGGGGCACGGCGGCTATACGGCACCATGCCTCCGAGTGCCACATACGGGTACCGGGCACACAGGTGCTCCAACCGCCCCCAGGGAGAACCCGTGTGGAACACCGGAAGAACACGAAGCCCCATACCTTCCAGTCGGATCGTGTTCCGTTCCGTTGCCGCCGAATCGCCGATCACGTCCAAAGTGGACGCTGTTGTGATCAGTCCTTGCCAGTGTCGCAGCCATGCCGCGTAGTCGGCCAGATCGATTCGCGCGCCCGTGGTGTACGCGCTGAACGCGCCAGAGTCGGCGAACACCTCGCAGCGCCCAGGATAGGCGTCGGTGATCTTGGTGAGGTCGGTGTCACGGTGGTAGTGGTACGACACCAGGAATCGGAACGTCACGCGTGCTCGCCCGCGGCCATCCGCCGGTATGCGTCCATCGCGGTCACCGTCGCCGACTCCGAAGTTTCCGAGGGAGGCTCGGTGTAGCGGATCCGGAGATCCCGGCGCGCATCCGCGGTCGTCCCGAGGATCCGTTCACGCTGCCGCAGTTCGGTCGCGACCCTCACATCTCCAGCGTGGAACGCCGCGGCAACCCGTGCCGTGTCGAGCGCGAACTGCCAATCGCTGGGCGTCCACAGCACACAGTGCGGCATACGCGACACCTCGTCCCACCAGCGCAGCGTTTCCTCCGGCCACTCCGGGGGAATTGACCGGGACGCGACCAGCCCGAGGGCGTTCAGCCCGGCAACGACCTGTTGATCAACGGCGCGCAACGCCGCCCGGGTACGCCAGTCTCCTTCCTGCAACACCTTCACACGGAGCGCAACACGTTCGTCCATCTGTTCACACAGCACCAACAGGGCTTCAGCGTCGACCGGCACGGATCCCGCGGTGCGCCAGGTGCGTTCCCACAGCGCGGTTCCCATCCGTCCGAGCGGGCGGGACGGCGCCGGGGGCGGTGGCCCATCGGAGCAGCGCGGTTGCGCGGGCAGTTCGGGGACCTCGCCGCTGTAGGGCTCGTCAACGACCTCGACCCATTGGTATGTCGGCTTAACGCGGTTGCGTCGCTGCCCCTCGGGCTTGGGCTTGCGGCCGGTGACAGGCACGACTCACCCCCGGTACGACGCGAGCGAACCGACAGAGAACGCCTCGTCAACAGGCGGCGAGCAACTCCGGCACCAGCCCGGACAGATCAGCGAGACTGCTCGGAGACCGACGGAATCGGTTTCCGGTCACTGCGATGTACCGAGCGTGCCCGTACACCTCGATGTGCCGCCCACCGCGGCGGATACGGCGCCCTGACAGCACCCTGCCCCGTCCCCAGATGTGCAGCCCCGTCCCACTGGCGGACACCTCAACGTAGGTCCGGGGACAGTGGGCGAGGATCTCGGCCGCCCACGGGGCCAGCACGCCGCCGGACAGGCAGTGATCCAGGTCCACACACACGATGCCGTCCCCCGCGGTGAGCACGAACCCGCGGCGGTCGAGCTGGGCCACATCGGCGAACTTGCCCCAGGTGGCCGGGTCTGTCGCTGAGGCAAGCCGCCCCGACGAGGTGAGCGGGACCCTGCCGGGCGTGTGCGTGATCCAGCGGCGCAGCTCGGTCAGCTCGGCGGGCAGCTCGCGCTGGTGCTCGGCCGCCGCGGCGGCGCGCTGCGCCCGGTGAACGCGGCTGCGGCACGTGCTCCCACAGAACCGGGTGCCCTTGCGCGACATGATCGGCAACGGCCGGTCGCACTGCTCACACACCAAAACCGCCATGACCCCAGTTTACGCCCGATGCAACGCGAATAGGGCGCTGACCTGCGGAAATGCTTTGTCACGATCCGGCGAAGCGCTCAGATCGCCCTCGGCAAAACAGGGGTCCCAACACCCCGGATATCCACCGCTCGGCGCGCAGCGCGGACCTCAGCGTTCGCCAGCGGGGTTCAAATCCGTTTCCTACGCAGCCTCGTCGGCAGCATCTCCCGGTAGGCGGAGACCCCGCCAAGGGGGGTTGAGGGTGGGCGCATTATATGCCATCCAACCGAAGAAGGCAACTCCCTGGGTGGGATTTTTGTCGGGCAGTTGGGTGATTGGGCCGGGTCGACTGGTGTCGTCAACGGAAGGTGAGTATCCGTTGGTTTCATGTCACCAGCGACCGGATTCGGTTGGTGTGTAACACATCTTGGTGTCAGAACGATGGACAGAGTGAAGCTGATTCCACCGATTCAAGGGATCCGGGATATGGGCGCGGAGGTCAAGTTGTTCATCGTGCCGTGTGGCGGCGCGAAGCTGGACCACGCTGCCCCGGCGCGTGACCTCTACACCGGGTCTGCGTTTCGTCAGGTGCTGGCGGCGGTGCGGCTGGAAGCGGAGGCCACTGCACTGGAGTGTGCTGTCACGACGCGTGTCATGATCTTGTCGGCACGTTACGGGCTGGTGGACCTCGACCAGGTGCTGTCCCCGTACGACGTCACGATGACCTCGCCGGACTCGATCACGGCCGCCGAGCTGGCGGCGCAGGTCGCTGCGCTCGTGTCAGAGGGTGGCGAGTGGGAGTTGTTCGGCTTCCTGCCGCGCGCCTACCTGGCCCGGTTATCGGCGGCGGTGGACCTGGTCAACGATTGGGACGTGGTCACGGGGTGGCTGCTGGTCCATGACGTGTACGAGGCGGCTCCTGGTATCGGCTACCAGAAGCAGGTTGCGGCGTCGTTAGGGAAGCTGGCCGTCGTCATGCCTGCGCCTCGCCGCCAGGTGACTGTGTCCCGCTGTTCAACTGTGGTGCGGATCCGGCCTGTTGTCCGGGTTCGTTCGCAGCGGCCGTGCTCGCAGCAGCGGGGGCGTTCTACTCGCGGGCGCGTACGGTTCCGGGGTGCGGCTCGGCGGCGCGGCGTTCCCTGACTCGCCAGCGCGCGGCGTTGCCTTCCCCGCTCGACTTGTATCGGTGGCAGTGCGGCCACGCGGCGTCGTGCACGGCGGCGAGGTTCTCGTCACGGTGGTCATCGCCGTGGTGTACGTGGTCGACCGTGTCGGCCCCAGGCTGCCCGCACAAGTAGCAGATGCCGCAGTCTCGGGCGAGGATCCGCGGACGGACCGCTGAGCGCCAGTCAGCGGGGAGTCGTGCCCCGCGTGTGCTGCCTGTCCAGTGACCGGACATCGCGGCACCTCCCCCCGTAGTCAGGCCCAGACGATCCGTGTGGCGCCGTTGTGGCCGTGGATGGCGTCCACGTCGGCGAGGCTGGACCAGTGCGCCACGGACGCGTGTGGGCCGCGCCAGCGGAGCGTCACGGTCCCATCGGGCCACTGGACGCCGTCGGCAATTCGCCCGGTGCCGCTGATGCCCGAGACGTCCTGGCGTCGGTCGAGCCAGAAGAGGCGGGGCTCGTCGCGGTCGGTGGTCATGTCTTCCCCTTGTGCTTGGCTCCTGCTGCTGCCTGCTCGCCCGGCGCGTGTCCGGCGGGTGCCCCGGTGGCCATGATGTGCAGGTGCTGGCACAGCCCGTGGACCTGGCCGGGACCCACGTAGCGGCCGAGAGCCACCAGGCACCGGTTGTAGTCGCCAGGGGTGTCCCAATCGATCTCGTCGGCGCCTTCCCCGTGCGCCCAGTAGTGCATCAGGCGCGCGGTGTTCGCCGCGTCTTGTGGGGTGGCCTCACGTCCGGCGACCATTGGGCATCGCCTCCCCGGCGCCGACGGTGGCCCGGCACGCGTGGCTGTACTCGGTTTCCACCCGGCCGCGGACGGTGGGCAGCGCGGTAGACGCGTCCATGCCTGTCATCGCGGCGATGAGTCGGACCTCGATTGGCAGCCCGCAGCAGGGGCACGGGACGTGTACTGGGCGGAGCGGGACGTTGAGCACAGTCGTTCCCACGGTCACACCTTGGCGACCGACACGGTTGGAGTCCCGGCAGAGATGAGCTTGACCACGGTTCCGCCCGCGGTCGGCGGGTGGAGCTCCTTGGCGCCGATGGCGGCGGGGAGGAGGTAGCAGTTCGCGCCGCCCACGGTGGGGCTGGAGCCGTCCACGGTGACGTACACGGGCGCGGTACCGTCGCTGAGCACTTCGACCGTGTCCACGTCGTCTGCGAAGTCCACTTCGGTCACGGTGTTTGCGGTGAGCGTCAGGTTGTGGGCGCCGATCTGTCCGGCGGGGACGGTGGGCATGAGGGCTCCTCGTTCCGTTCGGGCCGGACGTGGCGGTCTAGACCTGGGTGGCAGTGACGCGCATCGTGGCCGTGACGGCGCTGGTGTCGCGGGTGGACTGCACGGTCGCGGTGACACTGGCGATAAGGCACTTGTCCGGCATCAGATACGCGATGTCGTTGCTGGAAACGCCGGAGGTGCCAGGGGCGGACGCAGCGAGCCCGAACGGTGCGGTGGTTGTCCCATCAGTGAACGTGAGAGTTACTAGTGCCGTCACCGTCTCGGCGTTGAAAGCCCCATTGAAGGTCACGGCGATTTGGTGGGCGATGCTGTAGCCGTGTCCGCTCGCGGTGATGGTGCGCGGGGATCCGGGAGTGCCCGCCGCGGCTGCGGGTGTAAGGATCCCACTGGTTTGGTTGCGGATGACCGGCGTGGGCGGGGCGTAGAGGACGCGTCTCACCGGCTCCCCCTCACCCTATGTACCACTGCCATGAGGGCGCTGAACTGTACGTGATCGTGATGGATGCGTTCGGTCCCAAGGGAATCGCGCCGCTGGTGAGGCCCGTGGCGGTGCTGTTGACTGCGATCGAGGTCACGGCACCGCCGGTCACGAACACTGTTGCGTCAGCGCCGAAGGTGTTCGACGTCGCGACACCGGACGCCGGGACGCTGGGCGGGGTGACGATGCCGCGCGGGTTGTAGTTCGAATTCCAGCGCACGTAGTAGCCGCCGCTCGGTGCGGTGTCGAACAGGAACGTGCCCGAGAGGTTGCCGAGGACGTCATTGCCCTCGATCTGGCACGCGGACAACGTCCCGGTGCTGGTGGTGGACAGCGCGTACTGCTGGCGCCGCGCGGATCCGTACGAGCTGTTGTTGTTCAGGTTGTCGTGAACACGGTTCCCCCGCACCAGTAGATGGCTGGTGCCCGCGGTGATCTGGATGCCGCATCGACGGGACGCCGCGGCGGGCAGGGTGTAGCTCGCGCCAGCGCTCGGTGTGGCACCAGACCAGGCGGAGCCGCTGCGTGCCGCGGCGAGAGTGAGCGTGGTGGCGGTGTTGCTGACCACAGTGGCGGTGACCGCGCCGACAGTGACTGTCTTTCCCTTGTGAGCGTCCAGAAGCCACGTTTTAGCGGAGTCAGTGAGCGTGATCGCGGTGACAGCGGAGGCAGTACCCGAGTCCGCAGCGGCGCTCTGAAGCCCGTTGTTACGCAAGCGATTCTGGTTCACGTGCGCGTCCGTGAGCGGCGCGTCCACGCGAATACCGTCCAGGGCGTTGAGTTGGACATCGTTCTCGGACACCACGTGCTCCAGCAGCGCGACGGTACTGGCCTGCGTGACGTTGATGTAGTGCACGCCGTACTGTCCGTTGCTGCTGATCCGGTTGCCGCGCAACGTGTAGCGCCCGGTTGCACTGTCCCCGATGGACACGCCGTCGAGCGTGTTGGAGTCGATCACGCATGAGGCGACGATGCCGCTGTGTCCGGCGATCCCGGCGACGCCTTCGCCGGAGACGTAGAACCCGTGTCGGCGGTTGGCGATCATCTGGCAGCCGGTGACGATCAGTCCCTCTGTGCCCCAGTCGCTGATGCCGTACTGGTTGCCCGAGACGTAGCAGTGGGCGACCCTGATGCCGCGGGACAGGGTCGGCGTGCCGGAGAACTGGTGCTCGAAAAAGATGCCGTGAGTGCCGCAGTCGCGGGCGACACAGTTGGTAATGGACAGTTGCATGTCCTGGAACGCCCCGGTGCCGATGCCGAACCCGGCGCCACCGATCTGGGTTCCGGAGTTCTGTCGCCCGGCACGGTCGACCACGCACCCGTCGATCACCGATTCGAGCAGCTGATCACACCCAATACCAGAGGCCAGGGTGTCATGGACGTACAGGTTCAGGAACCGTGCCCGCCTCATATAGAGGATGTTGATCCCCTTGGAACCGACGTCGTAGCTCGTCGTAGTGACGTTGGCGCCGTCGACCTCGAAATTCGCGAACGTGATATCGGACAAGGGCGCCGAGGTGGAGCCGTCGGTGTAGTTGTAGATGATCGAGAACCCGGAGGCGAGCGGACCGCCGTTGTTGCCCTTGAGGATCGTGGCTCCGGCGCCGTCACCGAGCAGGGAGACACCTGTCTTCCACTTGATCCCAGCACGCAGGAGGTAGGTTCCGGCAGGTGCGTACAGCACGGTGCCCGGGGTGGCGGCGTTGACGGCTGCCTGGATCGCGGGCTGGTCGTCGGTGACCCCGTCGGCGACGGCTCCACGGGTGAGCAGGTTGACCACACGGCTACTGGACCGGAGTTGATATCGGGCGTCTGCGTTGGTGGCAGTAAGTCCAGCGTAGATGACGCGCCGCACACCGCCTCCTCGCAAGGCTCACGACGGGGGCACGCACGCATCCGGCAGGAACGGCGAGGGGATCACGGAATCACTGCGGGCTTGCCGCGGGAGTGTCCACACACGACTGCCACAATGATCGTGAGCGTTGCACGTGTTACCTGACCTGTCAAGTTGCCGACCGGGAGCGCGCGCGCCAGCCACGGTCACGGAGCCTGATCAGGTCGTCCCGGTCGTACATGGGTTTGCCGGTGTCGCTGATGCCGTAGGACCAGATCAGGCGTCGCCGCGCCCAGGAACGGACCGTGGATGCCTTGATCCGCAACACGCGCTCGGCTTCGCTCGGGGTGAACAAGTGCCGGACTTCGCTGGTCACGCGGCGCGGCGCACGTGGGTGGGTGTTGCCCGGGTGGTGAGCAGCAGCGCGAGCCGCTCCCATTCCGGTCGCCGCCACGTTCGGCCGCAGCGCGGGTTGTGGCAGATGATCGAGTCTCCGACTGAGGGCACGTAGAGTGGCATCCTGCATTCGCCGGTGGGCAGCAGGGTGGGGCATCGACCGATGGGGCGTCCGGGCTGGTCTCCTGCGAGGCGTCGGCACTGTGCGTGCAGTTCGCGAATGTCATCCACGATCGCCGCCACCCATGGCTGATGCGAGCACCACTCGACTCCGCCGAGCAGGTAGCCCACCTCTGACACGATCGTCGGTTCGCTCAGAGGCTCCCGAACATCCTGCTCAACGCGGATGCGGCGGCTGAGGTGGTGCAGGGTCCGCAGGATGCTGCGGGGCGGGTTGTCCTCGTCATCGGGGCCGCACACGTCCGAGGTGCTGCGGTAGTCCATGGCGACGATGACGTTGTCACGTCCCGGGGACCGGCTGCCGAATCCCGGTGCCCGGCGTTCGCCGCGGCCCCGGAGCGGGCCGAGCATGATCCGCAGCACGGTCACATAGTGCTCGATCTCGCGGAGGTGGCGTTGGGCAGTGCGGACGCACGGCTCACAGGCCCACCGCCCATGCCCGGCCTCGCGGGGTTGTCCGTCGCCAGCGTTGCACCGGGCTACGGTGCAGGGGGTGGTCACTGGGCCGCTCCGATCTACAGGTGGTGGTCGTGGTCGCGGTGCCGCATCCAGGACGCGAACCGGCGCCGTGGATCGGGATCGGTGAAGGCCCAGAACCCGCAGCCACAGTGGACAGTGTCCTCCTCGTGCCAGCAGTCGTCTGTGGACACCACGTCACTGATGCTCATCTGGTCATCTCGCTGGGCGCGCTGGTTGAATACCGCGCCGAGGACGCCGCCAGCGAGCATTCCGCCGAGCCCTGTAGCGGCCCAGCGCCAATCCGCTGTCCATGTCCACGCGATGACTCCTGCGAGGCAGACCATGACGCTGCACGCTGCGAGAGGTGTGGACTGTCGAGGGATGCTCACCTGGCGCCTTCCGCGGTCACGGCTCACGGGTGCACAGACAGGATATGTCGTGCGAGTGCGAGCAGCGGTGACACGGTGGCCTGCTGCGTGGCCAGGGCGGGATCGGCGAGGGCTGCGGCGGTGAGGCGGAGCGCCTGCGCGAGGTGCACTGTCACGGCCTCGGGCTCCATCGCCGCAATCCACGCCGCATTGGCAGCACAGTTCATCGTGTCCAGTTCCGCGATCACCCCGTAGGTGGTGCCGTCGTCGTCGTGGGTCTCGTGCTGCACCCACCACACCCCGGTGTGTCCGTGCTCGGTGAGGTCGGTGGCCGACCAGGTCCCGTAGGTGGCGCGTGCCCCGAGGGAGGTCAGGACATCAGCGGCACGGGTGAGGATGTCGGCAGCGTCGGTTGTCACGGCTGTCCGTCGACCTGTGCCAGCGCATCGGCAACGGTCAGGCCGAGCGCGGCGAGCAGCTCCAGGCACTCGTCAGGGGTGGCGGATACGGCGGCGATCCGTCGGGCCGCGCGACGGCGTTCCCTGGTGTTGTCATCGCTGTGAGGGATGCGGGTGAGTTGGCGTCCGCAGATCGGTGCGTCACTGGCCACAGGCTGCTCCTCAGTTCGCCGTGGCCGCTGTCATGGGTGGTTTCCTTGCTGGGCCACGTCTGTGGGCTGGTGGGCCGGGCACTATCCGCATCAGGTGCCCACGGTGATGCGGGGGGCTTTCGTCTGCCAAGACGGGGCGTGCCAGATGTGCCCGGCCTCGCTCCGGTGGCGGGGGTCGAACCTGCAAGTGCGGCACGTGGCACGTGTCGCCGCTCTACCGCTTGAGCTACACCGGAATCGTGCTGTTCCGACTGAGACGGGGTGTCCGTGTCGCGAGATGCCCACACTATTCGTCGCACTGGCTGGGCGCCAACAGCGGGGCGGTCTACTCGCGACACTCACTCAGGTAACACGATGCTGCCTCCTCTCGGGCATGGCGACCGCCCCGCGCGGGGTCGGCTACTCGTCGCGCGCGCTACCCTGCTCGACCCCTGGCCGCCGCGCCTGAGGTGTCAGCAGGGCACCGAGCCGCAGTGCACCGACAACCGCGGCACCGATACCGACTACCACCGTCATCGCCAGGATCGCGCGGTTCACCCTGCTGCCCGCCGTTCACAGCGGTCCCACAGGGCATCGATCAGGTAGGGCAGTTCAGCCGTGGACGTGATCACCACACGGAGTTCGCGCCCGTCGGGGTAGACCACGATGACGGTACGCGGCTCGGAGAGCGTGTCACCTCGCCACGGGTCGGGATCCTCGTCAGGCATCGGGGGGCCTCCGGGTCGCCAGGTCCGCCAGCGTCTCGCACCTGCGCCGGGTGATGGTGCGGGATCTCCCTTGCGGGCACAGGTGGACACTCAGCCGTAGCACTGCGTCCAGTGCGCGCACGAGCCCGGCTATGACGGTGTCCTCTGCCCAGGGCTGGGCGGCGACTCTGATCACCTCGTCCAGGACGTGCGCGGAGGTGCGGCACGCCCTGAGGTCGACACGGTGCGGGGTGCCGCCCCATGTTGGACAGTCGAGTGTCACGTCCGCCGGGTCCAGGGGCCAGGGTCCCCAGCGGCGGTCGGTCGCGGTAACACGGTCACCCCCGTCACCGTCGAGTGCCTCGGCGATGGCTTCTCTGATTTCGCGGACCTGGAGGGTTCCGGTGCCGCCGAGGTCGTAGTCATCACGGTCGCACAGGGCCAGGACGGCGCGCACGGCGTCAACGGTGACGTATGCGTCGTGGTCCCGACGCCAGGGGCACGCGGTGATCGTGTCCTCGTGCTCCTGGAGGCAGCGGGCGACGGCGTGCCGCCCGGAGGATAGGAGGGTCATGCTGCCCTCCTGCGCCTGCCTCGCTGCTGGGCGAGTTGCTGTTCGATCTGCCACGCCCACACGTCGTCTCGGGACAGGCGTCGCCCCTTGACCGCGTAGCCCGGAATGCGCCCGTAGGAACGCGCGATGAGCCTTCGGCTCCTGTCCCGGGTGTCGGTTCGCGACATTCCGCAACTGGGGCAATCGAAAGTCTTGGTGTAAATGAGTGTTGTTCCGCTCCCCTCGATATCCCACCAGAGATCTTTACTGCGGAACGTGTGGCCGTAAGCCCGGCATTCGAAATAATCTGTTTGCGAGAGATACTCATCGATGTCCGTCGGGTCGTCAGCCGGGATGTTCATTCGTCATCGTCCCCTACTGCCACGCCGCGAGAGGTGACGGCGCCGATGTCCGGGACCTTGCCGTCGCACACCTCGTCAAGCCAGCGCTCGCACAGGGCTCGGGGCACTCGTCCTCGCTGGCCCAGATCGGCGGGCCACCCCCGCGTCTTCCCCCATGTCTTGATCTGCGCGCGGAGGTTTTTGTATTTCCTCTTCTCCTCGGGCGTGGCGTCGGGTGGCGTCTCCCACCAGTCGCCACGGACGACGGTGGGTGGACCCGGGCGGCGGGGTATGGACGGACGTGCTTTACCTTCCTGCCGGGCGAACTTGATCCACGCCCCAAATTCGTTTTCTAGCTGCTCCGCGTGGGCGTCGTTCACGTCGATCACATAGGATCGGTTTCCGAGACCGAAGCTAATGGTCCTGGTTGCATCGCTTTCGCGGTCGATGTCGTCCACGAGGCGAACCTGAGTTGCCATTGTCGCGCTCTTTCTGATGCATAGTGTGCATCTGGGAAGTGATCTTGACGGGGTAGCGCCCTCGGCGGACTCCTTGCGTTCGACGCTGAACGCAAGTATCGCGTTGTTCTATTCGAGGCACTGGCCTGTCTGCGAATCATGAGATGGGACAGAACCACCGACTGTGTGTTCCGTCAATCACGGACACCGCTCCATCAGCCGTTCGAGTTAACTCTGGTGAACGACATCGAAAACGCTTACTGTCACTCGGCGGGGTGGTTTAGACGAAACTTCCCCTGTTTGCGGTAACGAATGCCGCCCCCCGGGCGATCGGGCAGGAAGTGAGCCATGGTCACATTGAGTAATGTCCTTAATGGGGGCCTGACCTGGGCAGATTCGCTTTGCCGCCCGTCTGTCATGCACGGACAGTGATCAATCTTATCTATTTGTCGCGACAACTTATCCCACCCATGTGGGGTGAGGCCCCGAGACAGGTCGCTGGTGAAGATCCGCGAATCGTCCACTTGCAACCGTCCACTCCGGACGGCCGGACGCCCGCCTCGTTCATGCACATCACTGGCAAGTGCTCGCGTCCGGCAGCGGGTTGGCGTCACGAGCGCTATCGGCCGCCTTGTACTGCTCGTAGTAGGTGGCCAGTGCGGCCCGCCTGGACTCAGGCGTCGCCCCTGGGTCGAGTAGTGCGCTGAAGAGGGCGAGCTGCGCCTGGCGTTCCTTCGATGCCGCGTCGGACCGCTCGCGCAGCGCCTTCGACAGTGCGCCGTTGACGCCCGCCTGGCACTCGATCTGCTGATGCTCCCTGACGGTCACAATGACTCCGCTCACAGTGGACAGTGCCGCGAGGACGATCAGCGCGACACCGATCCGCCGCAGCGGGCGGACTGGGGTGGATTCGGTCATGAGGGCGTCTCCTCCTTGGACCTGTCGTCGCGATGGCGTGCCTCGGCGCGTTCCACCGCCACAGTGACGACACCTCCGACGATGATCATGAATAGGTTGTTAATCGAGGGATCCGGCTTGTAGGTCGAGACCAGCCACGGTGCAACGAAATTCGCCGCCCACGCCACGGACACCAGGACCGTGAGCGCGATCCACACCCCGGACGCAGTTACCCGCATTGCCATCACGTCCGCCCCTCCTTCGCGTCGCGCAACAGGTCCAGGACCGCCCCTGCCCACTCCGTGCGTTGCTCGTGCGCGGCAAGCAGGGCCAGCCCGATCCCGCGCAGCAGCTCCTGTGTCCGGTCATCCCCGTGCAGTGCGGTGTACCGGCCGTGCAGACAATCCAGTGCCGCATCCCGGAGAGCGGTGGAGTCCCAACGAAACGTCTCGTCGTCTCCGTCGTAGGTCGTCGTCACTGGCTCCTCCTGCCTGACCCCGCCGCGGTGTCCGTGCAGGTGGCCCGCAAGAGGCGGATGCGGCAGCCGGGCGTCTCGCCGGGCGCCGCGTAGCGCTTCCGTCCAGTGTGGTCGGTCACTTGGGCGTCGTCTTGGTAAACCCCCGCCGAGGTGAGCGCGTCGCACACCGCCCTCAGAAGCTTGTCGCCATCCGGGCGTTTGGTGTGCGGCGGTGTCGCGCGCTTGGGCAGGCGGACAGGCCGGGGCAGCACAAAATCACAGATCAGGTGGACCGGTTCGTCCCTGGCGAAACGCACGCGCGGTTGCCCGTTGCACAAGCACGCCTCGCGGATGTCCTGACGCCACGGCCGCAGCGCACGGGAGGACTCCACGAGCTTCCCTCCGCCGACGTGTCGTTTGCTGCCTTGGGGCGCGGGGTGACCGGGCACGAAGACGTCCAGGACGGTGCGGGCTGATTTCTCCTCTGAGGTCGCCGTGGCGGTATCCGGCGGGTGATCGGTCATGCTCGGTCCGTTCGTGCGTGTACGGGCGTGCTGGGCGCTAGTACGGGGGTGTCTGGGTGTCGGTGAGTCCGATGACGCGTCCACCGAGGCTGGTGACGATGTGCCAGAGGACCGGGTCCTCGTCGGCATGTGTGGCGGCGTGCAGGCGGGACAGGTATTCGGTGACCGCGCGCACGTGCCGGGGTTCGACGTCATCAGCGGCGGGCAGTACGCCGCAGCGGTGCGAGGCGAACACTGGGGGGCGGCCACGGACGTCTCCGCGGATGCGGTCGCGGTCGCGGTGGACGAGCCGCCCGGCGAGCAGCGCGAAGGAGCCTCGCCCGGTGAGGCGGGCGCGCAGTTCGGCCTGGACGGTCAGCGGCACCGGGTCGGCTCGATAGGGGAGGCCCTCATCGATTCCGGTTAGTCGCAGACAGTGACAGCTTGGACAAGGGCCGCAGCGGGGTCGGGTGGTGACGAAGTGGGTCACGTGGCCACCTCCCCGAGGTTGATCATGGTGACCGGTGTGACCGGTGTGACCGGTTGCCTTGTTCGCCCCGATTGCGCGTGTGCGCGTGCGCGCAAGGGCTGATAATCCTGAGTACCGGTCACACCGGTCACCATGATCCACTCGGTGACCGGTTCTCCCAAGATCACCCCGTGTCCCAGTTGGACGATGACGGCGTGATCTTGAGATGACCGGTCACACCGGTCACGGTGGTGGTGACCGGTTTTCCGCGAACCGGTCACCACTTCCGAGACGTCGCCGTTCACGAATTGCTCCGGGGCTCGTAGCGGGATGACCCGTCTGCGTCGTCCTCGGCAATCAGCGCGATCCCCGTGTAGCTCTTCGCCCTTCCTGTGCGGGCGTCCCCGACCCCGTATCGACTACGGAGCGTGCGCCCGAACGCTGTGGACGACACCGGTGAGACACCCTCGGTGTGGCACCAGCGTTCGTAGGCGGCGCGCATCTTGCTCATGAGGATCCGCACGTGTTCGCCGCCGCCGAGGTGGCAGCACTCCTCCAGGAACCGGGCGAGGCTGTCTTGTTCGTGCTCGTACTCGGCGGTGGCCGCCGATACCGTTGTGGGCTCGCCCAGTCCTCCACTGAAGTAGGCGACGGCGCCGGAGACGATCCAGGCGAGGACGGCGGGGCCGTGTTCGGCGGCGAGGATCCCTTGCAGGTCGTCCACCCGCTGATCCTCGGGCACGGTGTGTTCGAAGGGAATCAGCCGCAACCGTCGCCAGAACGAGTAGCCGCCACTGTGGACGGCCGGTTGGTGGTTGCCCATGAGAATCAGCGTGTGTGACGGCGTGAACGAGAAGTGATCTTGTCGCATGAACCGGGCGGTAACTGTGTCCCCGCCGGTCAACATCTTGACCTTGACCTCGTCAAACTTGTCGCGTTCGTTCACTTCGCTACAGACGACGAGGCGGGCTCCGGCCAGGCGGGCAATCTCGGTCTCGTGGCTGCCGTAGGTCTGCGCCATGAGGAACCCTGACGGCGCGGTTGTCGCGTAGTCCCCGAGGACCCGTTGAATCGATTCCAGGAACACGCCCTTGCCGTTCGCGCCGCTGCCATGCAGGAAGGGCAGCACGTGTTCGCGCACTATCCCGCTGGCGGAGTAGCCGACGAGGCGTTGCAGGTAGGCGGGCAGCTCGGGGTGACCGGCAAAAGTGTCGGCGAGGAACCGCTGCCACCGGGTGGGATCCGCATCAGGGTCGGGTGCCGCCGCGGTCATCCGCGTGTGTAGGCGGGCCGGGTCTGCGGGTGTGAGCACCCCGGTGCGCAGGTCCACTGTCCCGTGTGGCGTGTTGAGTTCGTACGGGTGGGCGTCGAGTTGGGACAGTGCGACGGTGACGCGCGGGTCGGTTTCGGCCTGGGTGAGTGCCGCGGTGGTCCCGATCGCGCTGAGCGCGCGTTGCTTGTGTCGGTTGTCCGCACTGGACTCTGACGGCAACGCCCGCGCGATGGCCTTCAGGTGCTCGCGGACGATCCCGCCGCCGGGTGGGCACCAGGCCCAGCGCTGCCCGGTCCAGTGCAGCCAGCGGCCCCGCTCGGGGCAATACCGGATGCGGTCGCCGTAGGCGTCGACCAGGGCTAGGGCGTTGCCGTCGTCGGAGTGCACGAACGTTTCAGCGGTGACGGGGCGGTCGTGTGTGGTGGCTGGTTCCGCGATGACAGCGACCGACCCGGACGCGGTGGGCAGGACGGTGAGCACGGGCCGTGTCGGCTCTGGGATGGGGGTCCCGTACCCGCGGCGGCGGAGCGTGGATGCGGCGGCGGAGAAGTCCCCGCCGTGGTTGAGGAGGGCGTACACGCGCCACCGGGACATGGCTTCCTCGGCGGGCAGCTCGGTGGAGGTGGACCACACGTACAGGTAGTCACCGGCCCCGCCCCCGGTGACCGCACTGATGCCGTGCGCCTTGCCTGGGCGCGTCCAGTAGGTGCGGTCACCGGAAACCCGGGCGACGGTCCACCCGTGGGGTTCGAGGACCTCGGGCCACCCGGTGCGGGCGGTGTAGTCGTCCCCGGGTGTCAGCTCGCCGGGGCGCCGGTCCCGGTCGAGGACCGGGGGGTCGGGGATCGGGGTGGGCGGGGGCATCTCATCGAGGGCGCGGGCGGCGACGTGGAGCGTGTCCCGCTCGGCGGCGGTCAACGTGATGATGCTGCTGGGTGCACCGCTGACGGTGAGCCACGGGTCCCCGGTGGGGTGCACGGGACCGTGGGAGGGGGCCACGATAACGAAGCCACCTTCGCCTCGGGTCTCGATCAGGACGTCCACGCGGGGGCGTCCGGTGGTCGGGTCGCTGGAGGCGGGGCGCCGCGCGAGTTTCAGGTTGCCGTCGACCTCGCCCCCGGCGACCCGGTATAGGAGGTGGATTCCCCCGCTGGGGGTGGCCTCGCAGTATCCGGCGGCGATGCGCGTGACGAGGTCGCTGGCGCCGAGGTCGGCGAGCCCGGCGAGGAGCCGCCCCCAGTAGCCGCCTGCGACAGCGCGCCCCTCCAGTTCGAGCATCTCCAGGCCACCGGACACCGCGCCGCACACGACACCGATACCGGGGTGGCCGTCGCAGTACCAAGCGTCAACAGTGTCCCGGTCTGCTGGTATGTCCTGGTATTGCCGCCACAATCCGATGGGCGACTTGCTGCCGTCGAGGGCGACGCGGAGCACGGAGCAGCCCGCGTCATGCCATGCCAGCGCCGCGGCTTGCATCTCGCTCGCGTCCACGAGGGCTCCCAATCGTGCACAGGGTCAGGGGTGCATCGCGGCGTGCGCCCGGTGCCGTGCTGCTGGCACCGGGCGTGTCCGTCTACTGGGCCGGTGGGAGCTGCCCGCCCGCGAGTTGCGCGAGCAGTGCTTGCACGGCCGGGTCCTGGAGGGCCGCCGCAGGGGCACCGGTGGCCGCCGGGGGTGCCGCCGGGGCTGCTGGCGGAGGTGTCGCAGCGGGCGCAGGTGCGGCCCAGGCGGGCGGGGCGGCTGGTGCCCCGGGCACCTGGGGGGTGGGTGCCGCGGCGGCCTGGGCGGCGCGCTGTGCCCGTTCCTGCTCGAAACGGTTCGGGTTAGCGGCGGCCCACTGCTGTGCCTGCGCGAGCTGTGCACCGTCGAGGCCCTTCACGGTGATGTACGCGGCGCCCTTCGCCGAGGTGGCCGTGGCGAGCTTGACCGGTACCGCCTGGCCGACGTAGGGGGCGAGGTTGTCCACGATCGCCCCGGCCATCCACAGCACATCGAGGTACACCTCATTGGTGCCGACCAGTGCCACGTCAACCTGTACGCCGTCGCCGCCGTCGGGCTTGTAGCCGCGCTCGTTCGGGTCGCTGTTGTGGGCAGTCTTGATACCGGTCCGGTGCTCGCGGACGAGCACGATCATCGGCTTGTTGAGATTCTCCTTTGCTGACAGTCGATCCCCTTGTGCAGGTTCGCGCTCGGTGAACTGTCCCAACTGCATGAGTGCTCCTCTTGTGTGTCAGGGGGCGAGGTGTCCGGGGCAGGCGGTCCCGGTGTCAGGTCCGGGCCGCAGCCACGGGCAGTAGGTGCAGGAGTGGCCTGGGATCCGCGGAATGTGCTGGTATGCGGTCGGGTTGTGCTCGCATCCGAGGGCATCGGCGAGGGCCAGGATCTGATCGTGCCGGTCGAGTGCTGCCTGTGCAGTGCCGGGGTTGTAGGGCTCGGACCATACTCGGAGTCCGGACAGCAGCCCGGAGCGCGGGTAGAACGCCAACGCCACGTCACGGACGGGGACACCGAGACGTGTCCAGCCGAGTCCGTAGAGGTGTGCCTGTGCCCGGTACGCGGGCGGTGGCCCGTTCTGGCTGTACGCCTTCATCGTCGTTGGCCCGAGGATCTTGTGGTCGATCACGGTTGCCTCGTCGGCGTCGTACAGGTCGCAGGAGCCGGTCAGCCCTGGCCTGATTTCCAGGCGGGTTTCCACGAGGTACCGGATCCGGCCGAGCCGGTCGTTGGCGCCGAGGAACGCCGCGGCGAGCCAGGCGTGTACGGCTGTACCAACGATCGCGGCCCACGGGTCACTGTCCGAATTGGTGCGCTCAGCGTCAAGGAGGCGATAGGCCAGGCGCCGGGGGCACGGCTCACCCACCTCTGAGGGGCCGAGGGCGCGCTGCTGTGAGCGGGGGGCGTACCGGTCAGCGTCGCGGATCACTTGCCGGAGACTGGGGGCGAGACGGTGTTCACCGCGGGCGGGCGCGGGGGTGTACGAGGTGAGGATCATGGAGCGGTGGGTCCTGCGTTGCGTTGTCCGGTGAGGTGCTCCACGGTGCCCGTGAACAGGCGTGTTGCGGGCTGGAGTTCGTGCGCGTAGGTGAGGATCTGTACGGCATCGTCGGATCCGTCACGGACCATGAGAGCGATGTACCCAGTGAGGCGGGACCATGCGTCAGCCGCAGAGTGCGTGCGGGCCATCACTATCCCTTGACCGCCTTACGCAGCACTGATGTGAACACCTCGGACGCGTGAGCACTGATGCTGTCCAGGACAGTGGCTTTGCCCTCCGCGATGGCAGCGAGCATCTCGCCGCCGAGTTCGCGCTGCACGTGCCGCTGTAGCAGGGTGTCCAGGTTGGTTTCCGCGCGGCGCCCGGCACCGTTGGATGTCGTGGTGAGCCAGGACCGAACCTCGCTGTGGATCAGGTCTCGGACCGTGGTCTCGGGGCCACACGGTTCACCCCACGTGTTCGTGCGGCGTACGGGGGTGTCCACGGCGGTGGCGACGATGTCAGCGGCAACCGAGTCGATGTGCGCGGACAACCTCTCAGCGAGCAACTCCTTGCCCCACCGGGCGAAGTCGGCGGCGAACCGGTGTTCGAGCCTGTCAAGTAGTGCTGAGGCAAGGGTGATCGGTTCGTCCCGGTAGCCGTCCCCGGTGTCGACCTGACGGTAGCCGATGGGGTCGGCGAGGGTAACCGTGATCATCGCCAACGGTGGCGCGGTCAGTGTCTGGGGCGCGTGGTTGTCGCGCGGGGCGGTGTGGGTCATGATGCCGGGCTGTCCTTGTCGATCAACGAGAAGCGGCGTTCGGCGGCGGGCGTAGTGAAGGCGTCTACCAGGTCGGGGTGTTGCTCGCGGAGTTTGGTGGTGTTGAGCCGTCGCTTGTGGACGATCGTGTACCGCACAGCGGGTTTGCCGTCGATGGTGCCGATCTCGGCGTCACCGAGTGCCGCGGTGACCTTTTCCTTGGCGCGGTTGGCCAGTTCGGACCACTGTTCGGCGTTGGCGTGCGCGTGCCGATAGGCGGCGATCCAGTCCGCTACCGAGTCCACTGGTGTCGTGAGCTTGTCCGCGGTCACGAGATGTTCCCCAGCGCACGCCGCAGGGTCCGCAACTGCTTTTCGGCCGCCACGGCGCGCGCCTTCCACCGGTCACGGTCGTCGGCGATCTCCTCAGCCTCGGCGAGCTTGCGCACCATCCGGGACAGCGTGTCGTCGGCCCCGCCCACGCTCTGCCGCTGCTTCAGGTCGCGGTGCCGGTTGAGGTGGGGGCGGATGCTGTGGACGTTGGGACTGGTGTAGTCACAATGCAGGCAGCCGTACACGGTGCGCCCATCAGCGAGGAGCAACGTCCGGTTTTGCTTCCAGTAAACGGGTTCTCCATCGCGGGAGTTGAACGCGGAGCGCGTCGGCTCGTCCGCGATGACCTCTACGCCGTCAACGTGTGTCGCGGTCAACGGTTACCCCCCAACCTCGGTCGGCTCGTCAGGTGCCATGTCTGCTGTGAGTGTTTGCCGCACCGGTACACTCGAACCTCGTTCCGCCGCAATGGAATCCTCAGCAGCGCTGCCATCGCTGCCGCCTTCGTCGCGTAGCGCTTCTTGCTGCACTGCCGTTTCGGAGACATCGTCACCGCCCCTTGCAGAGCATCGGTTCCCGCGCGCCCGCAGCGCTGCAACGGTCTGTTGCCCCAATACCCCGGGCAGCAGTGACACGGCATCCCCTCCGGCGAGCAGCGCGGTCAGCGTGTCGACGGGCACGAGCAAGGCGCGCGTTCGTTCGGCGGACACTCGCCACGCCCTGCGGTGGTCGTTGTGTGCGTCGCAGCATTCCGGGCAGGGCGGCGTGTTGTCGCGACGATGCCGGACACGGCCCGCGAGGGTACCGTGCCCGGCGCCGCGTGCCGCCTGATCGCGGCCAGGTGCTGTCATGGTCAGATGTTCAACGCGATCGGCGCGTGACCGGAATACACGGTGATGCCATCGAGAGCCTCGCGGACCTGGTCCACGATCTCACCGAACACGGCGTGTGCCATCTGTTCGGGCCTCACGATGGTGTAGCCGATGCGCAGGGTGCCGTGTTCGATCCGGTACCGCAGCCGGGCGGTGACCATGCGCGCATCGATACCCGCGTACGGGGTGACGGCCAACCTGAATTCCGAGGGAACCTCAATGGTGCCCTTGCGGCCCGCGGACGCGGTCGTTTCCGTGGTGTAGGCCAGTTGTACGTCGCCGTTGTCGAGGCGGACACCAGAGGCGAACTCGCTGCTCCGAGTCGCCCGGAACGTGCTGACGATCTCCAGGAGGTCAGCCCCCGTGGGGGACACGATCGTGTGCGAGAGTTCCTCGATCAGCTCGGCGAATTCGTGCTGCGTGTACAGGCACCCGGTGTTGTTCATCCAGCGACGCCAGTCGTCGTCAGCGCGCAGCGACAGGGTGACGGTGTGGTCGCGCCAGCCTGCCATGTCCTTGCCAGAGTGGTCGTTGAGGACGGCGGTCAGCCGCTGCCTGTCCTCGTCGGCCCATACGGTCGTCGTGTCCACGTCGGCGAGGCGGTTGACGTAGGACACGAAGTCGCCGGGGGTGGTGAGCGTGACCGAGCCGCGGGGCCGCGTCGGCTGCGGCAGGTACTTTTCCAGGTTCCGGACGGTGATGTTCTCCTCGTACTGGGTGCGCGTGACGGCCAGCGAGGTTGCCGGGGTGAGGGGGTAGGGGGTGACCTCAGCGGCCCGTCGCCCGAGGTTCGCGATCGCCTCAGCGTCGGTGTGTGTGGTGGTGGTCATGAGTTGTTGTCTCCGTTGATTCCGAACAGTGATTCCTGATATGGGTTGTGGCGCACCAGCGAGTTGCTGCTGTTGTCCACGTAGAAGATCGACGTTCGCCGTTCCCCCTCGGGGGTCTTGCCGCCGATCTTGTCTGTGACCGTGACGATGGCGTCGTTGCCGCTGGCGGGCTCGACTCGCACGGTGTAGGTGAGGGTCCCTGGCTTGCCGGTGCGGATCACGGCCGCGACGAGGTCCGCGAGGCCCTGCGAGAGTTCCCGATGGGATTCGCCGCGGTTGACATCGAGCAGGAAAGCTCCGAAGTCACGCGGCTCGGTGACCGCCTCAGTGTTCTTGTCCTGAACGCAGTTCTCTGTCACGTAAGCGGTTCCTTCGTGTCGCTGGTCGATGATGCTGGTCGGTGACCGCGGTCTACTGGCCGAGGGAGCGCCGCCACTCCGCTAGCTCGCGGTCGTAGCGTGCGTGTGCGCCGCGGTGGCCCAGCTCCTCGGCGAGGATCTGGTCTGCGGTTCGCGCTGCCCGCCGCATCGCACGCAGCGCGAACCAGAACAGGCCGACATTTCCCAGACCCAGGAACACGATCACGAGCGTTGCGAGCACGGAAGGTCACCGTCCACTGTGGCGACGTACAGGGACACCATGGACCCGAGTAGGGGCAGGATTCCCTCAGGGCCGGTCACTGCTAGGTGGGCGGCGATGACGTCCAGGGCGGCGGAGTGATCGCCGTTCAGTTCGGCCACCAGCGCCCGCAGCGCGGCGACATCGTCCGGGGACGAGGTTTCCTCGGCGTCGACCGTGACCGGTTGCAGGGACCAGAATTCGCCAGGCGCGGGGCTGCGTGCGGGGATGCGTGCACGCAGCGCATCAGCGGTCACCAGGGACCCGATCGACAGGAGCAGTTCGAGGCGGCGTCCGGCGCTGTTGTCTGGCTCCGAGTGCAGGTAGTCCAGTAGTGATCGGACAGCATCCCTGTACCGTCCGGCTCGCCGGTCGTCGCCGAGTCTGGCGAACACCTCGGCGCACTCGATCTCGTCGGCGGCAGGGTCGGGGCGTGACGCCATTACGCGCTCGCCGCGGCGGGTACTGCGGTCACCGGGGGGCATTCCCAGGCGACGTGATCGACATGCCCGGTGATCTCCGGCATCGGTACTGCCACAAGGGATTCCGGGTCGCACACGCACACTCGGGACCGCTCGGTGATCGCGTGCACGCTGACAGGTCCCCAGGACAGGCCGAGCACGCACGTGTCCGGGTAGACCGTGAGCACCACGTGTGCGCCGTGCTCGCGTCCTGCGCGGGCGATCGTCGCGAATTCCTCGCCGCGGCTGGCCCACCACAAAAACAGGTTGGACGCGTATCCGGGGGACGCGGCGGCCTCGGGGCATGTCTCGATCATCGTTGCCAGGGTGCGGAATGCCGCGGCCTGGGCGGTGGACTGAGGCGGTTGGGGGTCAGTTAGGGGCACGGGTACTCCTCACACGGGGATGACGTGGGGATCGGAGTGGTATTCAGGCACCGGGCTGCGGGGCGACGGCGCTACTGGCTCGGGCGCGCATCCAGCGGCGGCCGTGCGCGGTTAGTCGCGCAGTTCGGGGCCGGGTGTAGGGACGCGGCGGCGGTTCAACGGTGACCATGCCCGCGCGCCAAGCGTTTTCGATCGCGGTTCGCTCGGCTCCGGAGAGTCGGCCCGCGCCTGCACGTGTGAAACCCTCATTTTCACCGAGACACCCGAACCAGAACTGGATGCCCTGTCCTGCAACGAGTTTCAGTGCCTCGGCGACGAGGTCGGCCATGGCCGGGGACCACCCTGGATCATCTGTCGGGGTGCTCACGGTCCGTGCCTTGAGATGTGGCATCCTGGCAGGGCACGGGAAACGGGGATGGCGGACACGGGGCGATGCCAACTGGTCGGGGCCAGGGCATCGCCCCGTGGCGCGGCCGGGCGAGGAGAGGGGTTACTCGCCGACAGGCCGCGCGTGTGCGGGCCGATCATGAGGCCACCACCTGCCGGGGCAGCTCGGGTAGCCGCGGCAGGTCCAGGCTCAGCGCCCGCAGGTAGGTGTCCGCGGTCAGCAGCGCGGGGTGTTCCACGATGAGGTCAGCGAGCGCGTGGAGCGCCGCCGCGTGGGCGGTGGGGTCGCGGTGGGCCTCCAGGATCGCCACGGGGCACTTGACGAGGTCGGCGAGCTTGAGCAGTAGCCGGGGTGGCGCGGAGCGCTTGCCTGACTCGATCTCGCACAGGTACGCGGGCGTGATGTCGAGCATTTCCGCGGTGTATGCCTGCGTCCACCCGGACCGCTCACGCACCCAGCGCACGGCCTCAGGGTCGTGGTGGAGGGGCGCTCGCCTGGCGCGGCTCGTGGTGGCCATGGAACGGAACCTAGGCAGAAATTCGGGGCGGCGCTAGGCGAGTTGTGCTCAATACGCGCCCAGAACGCTGGATCGGGTGACCCATGACACACCCGTTAACAGAAATTCACACTAGGCTGCGTCCATGGTGGACACGATGCCCTGGCGGCAGCTGCTGGCAGCAGCTCGCGACGCGCAGGGACTGAGTTGGCACGCGGCGGCGGACCTCGCCGGGATCAACTCAGGAACCTGGCAAGCCAACGAAACCGGTTACTGGACGGTCGAGGGGCGACGTGTCGAGGCGAAGGGGGGCCGACCGGCGACGATCGCGAGGATGGCGCTGGTCGTGGGCGTCTCCCCGGATCAATTGCGTGAGGCCGGGCGCCCGGACGCGGCGACAGCGTTAGAACAGATGCTCACCGGCCGGACGACCGGAGCAGACGTGACCACGTTTCACGAGCGCTGGCTGCGGGAGGTGTACCGGGCGACAGGGAGCCGCGGCGCGTACCTGGATTACGTACTGTCCGTAGTGGACGATACCGCGCCCTGACTCACTCGAATGGGTGGTGACACGCCGTCTGGGCTACCTGGTTATGCACGATCCCGGATGCATGGTGAAGATGGGCAGGTTGCCTGTTCAACATCCCGCGACCCGGCGGGCGGCGCACACGAAGGGACCTCGCATGTCGACAGACACCACGGCGCTCGGCCTCCTGGTCGCCGCTACCGGTGCCCTCGTCACGGCCTGCACCGTCGGCACCATCACCCGCCGCATTGATCGCCTGGAGGTGCTCGTTCGCGAAGGCCTCGACGACCTGTCTGTTCAGGTGCAGACCCTGGCCGACCGAGACGGCCACAGCCCAGTGTGAGCCGTGCTCAGGACATAAGGGGACCCCGGGGAGGTATCCAGTCCCCGGGGTCCATGTGTGCCACCAGTTACACACGCCAGCACAGGCGCACACGAGTCAACGTAACGATGCGTCACGCTCTGCCATTGAGCCACCGAGCCATGTGGAGGCTCGGGCCGGACTCGAACCGGCAACCTCGACGGTATCGCCCGCGTGCAGTTGATCTAGCGATCGATGGCGATGCTGAAGTTGGAGCAAGAATCTGAGTGTGAGTCGCGACCGCCAGAAGGGTTTGACCCTCCACTGTGGCCACGATGTCAGCGTGATCGTGATGCTGAGCTTGTGCTCATTCCCCACGCTCCGGTGGGGAAGTCTCAGGTTAGCAGGAAGTCAAAAACTGCCTTGCCGATCTGCACGTCCTGTACCTCGCTGGTGTTGGCCGCCTCGCGTGCCACCTGCACAGCCTCACGGAGTTGGGTGACTCGGGCGACCAGTTCCGCGACCCGTGCCGCGGGCAGCGCGCCAGACAGCTTGGTCGTGGTCCAGGTCCCGACGATCACGTCTTCAGTCCACACCTGCACCTGCGCCGGGTGCTGCGGCGTCGCCTCGGCCAGCACGTGGTTGCGCGGGATTTTCCGGGTGCGCGTCGTCTTCGCCGGTACGGTCGCGTAGCAGTCCCGCGCGGAGTCATAGACCCACTCCTCGGCGGGATCGAGCACGGGGAGCCGCCCGACGAACGCGCGCAGGTCGTCAAGCTGCTTTTCCAGGAACAGCAACGTGGTTACCGGGACCCGCTCCAGCAGCGTCTCACCGTCTATGAGCACGTCCGCGGACGCAGAGCGGTTCGCCTCGTCCTTCGTGGCGACGACATCGAACAGGCGCGTCATCGCCGCCGCGGCCTGCGCCAGCACCTCATGGGCGCGGACCTGAACCTGAGTGGACTCCGGCGGCAGGGCGTCGCCGTCGTCGTCGCGGGGCTGGTAGGTGCGGGCGATCCCGGACAGCGGCGCCGGGCGCTGCACCAGGTGATGCAGGTCCGTCACGCGCCGCGCCGTATCCCCCTTGATGCCCTTCTCAATCGCGATGATCTGGTTGAGGCGCGTCACCGGTCAGCACCGCCGTGGGGCGCGGCGTCCACCACGTGCGGCGTCCGCGGCTGCCTGCGCGCGGGCCGCAACAGCGGTGCGATCCTGTCGCGCTGCCACTGTTCGAGCGGCGGATGGGTAGCGACGAGTTGGCGCGCGTAGTCGCGCAGGAATTCCGGGGTGGGTGGTGTGGCCAT